GGAATTTTCGCATCCAACACGACTTTCCAGACAAACGGGACCCTGCACTTTGCAACAGAAACGTCGACCGGCGGCTACACCGTAGAGATCTGGCTCACCGGCTACCACTACCCCACCCTTGCCGAGCTGCTGACCGAGACCCAGGCCGCGCAGGCGGACACGGACGCCCTGGCGGTAGATCAGGAGTACCGCGTCGCCATGCTGGAGCTGGGGCTGACCGACGACACCACCACTGACACCACCACATAAGGAGGTAAAAACTATGTTGTATCGTATCTGTAAACGCCTGATCGAGCGCGGCCAGACCGCTGGCCTTGCGGACAAGCTGGACGTGTTTTACGCCCTCGGCCGTATCACCGAGGCCGAGTACAAGGAGCTGATCGAGCTGCTGGCCAAGCAGAAGGCCGTCCATGGCGCTTAATGCCTACTCTTGGGCCCGGGAGGTTGATCGCAATAAACAACACATTTTTGACCGCACTTTTTAACTTTTTGAGCCGGTTCTTTGCCGCTTTGGCGGAAGAACAGGCAGAACAGGAGGACACGATGGCATTTGTGACCGAGTGGACGGGAGCACCGCCCTATCGCTACATCGACGTAAGCCGGTATCAGGGCAGCATTACACCGGATGGCTGGAAGAAGGTCAAGGCCGCTGGCTATCAGGGTGTCATGCTCAAGACCGTCAGCACAAACCGCAGGCTCTCCAAGCGAGCAGACGGCCTGTACATCGACCCGACCTTTGAAGCGAACTATCGCAACGCAAAGGCGGCAGGTCTGGCGGTGGGCGTGTATTACTACACCTACGCCACCAGCGAGGCGATGGACGATGCAGAACTTTCCCTGCTGGCTGACGCCCTGCGTGGCAAGACACTGGAAATGCCTGTGGCAGTGGACGTGGAGGACAACAAATTCAGGGTTCTTGGCAAGCAGGCGCTGACCGACCTGACAGCCTACGCCCTGAAAAAGGTGGAGGACATGGGCTTTTATGCCCAGCTCTATACATACACCAGCTTTGCTAAGACGCGCCTGTATATGGGCGGCGCTGCTCTCAGCCCCTACGACGTTTGGCTGGCCGACTACACCGGCAAGACGCCTGCCGTAACCTTTGCCTACAACGCTCACCAGCACACCAGTAAGGGCAGCGTCCCTGGCATTTCCGGCCACGTTGACCTCAATGTGACCACACGCAACTATCCGAAAATCATCTGTAAGAAGGGCCTGACCCGTCTCCGGGAGGGCAAATGACCGAAAAAGAAGCTCTCCTGTGGGTGCTGGGCATCCTGGGCAGCCTGTGCGCTGCGGCCATCACCATCGACAAGGTGCTGGACATCATCCACAAGTACGTCAAAAAGGCACAGGAGCCGGACAACGCGCAGAATAAGCGAATGGATGCGTTCGACAAAAGACTTGGTGCGCTGGAACAGGGGCAGCTTCAACACACACAGGCCCTTGCAAGAGACCTGCGCCGCTTTGACGGCCTCGATGAAGAAATGCGTCTCGTACTCGTTGGCGTACAAAATCTTTTGGATTCGCAGCTGTCCGGCAACAACCGCGAAGGTATGCAAAAAAGCAAATCCGATATTAACAACTACCTACTGAAAGGAGTAACAAATCATGGAAGCAATGTTTAACTTTATCCCCGCACCCATCGCACTGGTACTGATGCTCATCGGCTTTGCCGCGCTGGCCGTTGGTGCCATCCGGCTGGGCTACAAGCAGTACGTCAAGCAGTGGGCACTGGAGCTCGTGACCATCGCTGAGGACAGCATCATGGGCAGCGGCCAGGGAGCCAAGAAAAAGGCACAGGTCTTTGCCGCACTGCGCGGCGCACTGCCGGACTGGCTGAAGCCTTTTATCACCGATGAAGTGCTGGACAGTGTGATCGAAAAGGCCGTCAGCATGATGAAAAAGGCACTGGCAGAAAAGAATCCTACCATCAACCAGTAAAGGAGTACTATATGCCTGTACCTATGTGCGGCATTATCGCCGCTTCTGCAAACGCTATGAATCAAGCCCGCAAGCGCGAAAAGATGTGCAATCTGAAAGGCGACAACAAGGAGTATTGCGAATACTGTCTTCGCGGCAAAGCTGGTGAGTGCATCGAAAAGCAGGCGGATAAGGAGTAAAGCATGATCGAGCAAAGCGTATCTCTCGCATCCAATGGCGTCGTCAAAGTGCCGGGCTATGAGCAGCTGGTGCGCTTTGGCTACACCAAGAACCGGGGCGTGTACCGCCTTGCCGTCGCCGTTTCCGGCGAGTGGGAGGGCCTGACCATCCGGGCGTTCTGGCACGTGCCGGACGGTAAAGACCCGGCATCCTCGCTGGTGGCGGACGGCTATGTGGACGTACCCGCCAGCGTGACCGCACAGCCCGGCAATGGCTGCATCACCTTTGAGGGCAGCGACGGCACCAAGACCGTGACCAGCGCAGACCTGCGGTATCGTGTCAGCGCCAACAGCGGCACGGAGGACGGCACCATGCCGGAACCGGGCGCCCCTGCATGGCAGCAGTTGGTGGATGCCGTGCACACCGATGCCGCCGCCGCAGAGCAAGCCAAGACCGATGCACAGACCGCCGCCAGAGAAGCCGCCGCCAGTGCGGGCAACGCAGACAAGAGCGCTCAGGAAGCCGCTGGTAGCTTGAAGGAGCTGAAGGACGGAATTGCAAGCGGAAACTTCAAAGGCGAGAAAGGTGACAAGGGCGACACTGGCCCCATCGGCCCGGTCGGCCCGCAGGGTGAGCGTGGCCCTCAAGGCCCCACAGGCGCTACGGGTGCAACTGGCCCACAGGGCGAGACTGGGCCTCGTGGTGAACAGGGGCCGCAGGGCATCCAGGGCGAGCGTGGCCCGCAGGGTGCACAGGGGCCACAGGGCGAAAAGGGTGACACCGGCCCGCAAGGGCCAAAAGGTGAGACCGGCCCTGCCGTAGCACTGGACACCACCCTCACCCACGAGGGCGAAGCTGCTGACGCAAAAGCCACAGGTGACGCGATCAGCGCAGTAAAGGCACGGCAGAACATCCTTGTGGGCGCTGAGACGGGCAACCCCATCGCCGTTGACGACGCTTTCCAAGCGCCCCTGTGCGGCCTGACCGTGTACGGTCGGAGCACGCAGGACGGCACACCTATGCCAGATGCACCTGTGCCTATCGTGAGCGCTGGTGAAAGTGGGAGCGTGGCGGTGAAGGTGACGGGGAAGAATCTGCTTTACGAACAGGAATTTCAAAACTATTTTATCAATTCGGGAGCAAACATTGTAGGTCTGTCCGGTGGCAATGTATCAGTTGTTTTACAAGTGGTTACAGGGGCTAAATACTATGTCACGAGAAACAAAGTTGGAACTTGCTTTCGTGTCGCAGTTGCTGATGAACTGCCCACTAAAAGCCAGACTGTTCGTCCGTCTAGCGGGATAAACGGCGATTCAAAACGCCAAGTAGAAATTTCTGCTACATCCAAGTACATGGTCATCCAATGTGAGGATGAAGCAAGTTTCAGTGAGTTAATGGTGTCGTTGGATTCATCTACCGCCTACTCCCCCTACCGTGAACAGCTCCTCACGCTCCCCACTCCCAACGGCTTGCCCGGCATACCTGTCACCTCTGGCGGCAACTACACTGACCAAAACGGCCAGCAATGGATTTGTGATGAGGTGGACTTGGAGAGAGGGGTGAAGGTGCAGAGAGTAAACGTTGTAGACTTGTCAACTTGTACAATTACGGGTTCCACTAATCTTGTGGCAACAAAAAGACTTGCGATTCGGTTATCACTCAAAGGTAAAGATTATACAGTAAAAGCCCTATGCAATAGATTGCCATATTTAGTTTCGTTCACTAGCGATACCATTCACTTTTATGTAGACACAAGCAATGCGCAGGTTTTCATTCCCATTGACGCTAAAAACCCGGAAGAGGGAGAATATATTTTATTCTACGTTCTCGTCACCCCCATCGAAACTCCGCTCACCCCTGCCGAGCTATCTGCCTATAAAGCCCTCGCCACTTACGGCCCTGACACGGTGGTACAGGCTGGTGACGGTGCGGGCATAAAGCTGGGGTACCAGCGGGACGTAAATCTCGTCGTCAAAAATCTTGAGGACGCCATTGCGTCCATGACCTAAGGAGGTACACATGGCTATCAAGAGCAAAGCCCGGCATGACCTGACCCTGCGCTCCATCAAGCGGGAAATCGCCGCAGGACGCGACGTGGCATACTGGCTGGACAAGGCGTACACCCATCTGGACAGCGGCCTGCTGACGGAGGACGACATTGCAGAGGTGGAAGCCCTTGCGCAGGCGTACTACGATGCACTGGATGCGGAGGACAAGGCAAACGCTGAGGAAAACACACAGTAAGGAGGATATCATGGCAAGCACTACATACCGCCATCCCGGTGACGTCGCCGAGATGTTCGCCGCACAAGAGCAATTTCGGCACGTCACGAAAATGGTCTGCGCACGTTTTCGTGGCCTCACGAAAACATACCATCTCGGCAATGTCAACCAAATGGTGACGTTTTGTCACCGGTTTACCGTGCTTGGCAATATGGTGCGCAACGCCGGAGAGTTGCCGCAGCCTTTCTGGCTCGGTTCTGCCCGTGGCGGCGGCTCGTGTGGTGCTGCCTGCTGCGCTGCAAGGACTTGACCGACAACAGATGACCGCCACCATCAAAAGCGCACCGCTTGGGAGGGTTGACCGTAAGATAGCCTTACTGCGGTACGTTGAGCGGCTTCCACTGCCGGACATTGCAGCACAGACACACTACAGCCGGACGGCAATCAGCTACCGGCTGAAAGGCATTGAAAAAATGCTGGATGTGTGATATACTATTTGTACCGTCCGAAGTAGCGTACACACACTTCGGAGAAAATGTGTACAGAGAGCCAGCGGAAGAACGTTTACCCGCTGGCTTTTCTTTTGGCACGAATTGTGGTATAATTATCTCAACAAATCCACCCGGCCTCTCGAAGAAGCACAACAGGGTGGATATTTGCCAGCTAACCCAGTGCTTTATCTGGGAATGAAAAAAGCGGTTGCCAGATAGGCACCGGCCAGTCTCCCGCCCGCCTGCTTACAGTGCGTACCATGCGGGAGACGCAGAAAGCCCCCGGTGTTCCGTTTGGAGCATCGGGGACTTTTTTACTTTTTCTTCAATTCCTCAAGCCTACTGGAAAGTTCTTCTTCCCATCCTTCATGTTCTTTTAGAAATGGGGCGTATATCAGCTCTTCAGCTGCTTTGCGGGCCGCAACGGCTTCCTCGATTGTGTCATAGCTGCCGAGATGATATTGCTTGCGTTGGAAATTGATATATGCACGCCATCGGCCGTGGCAGTCTTTACACACGCCATTTGCGCCAGAAGTGGAATTTTTATTGATATGGCCTCCGACCCTTGTGCGAATCGACATAACGGAAGAGCCATCTGCGTAAACTGTACTGTGAATTGCCCCGTTTTTTTCTCCGATGCCCCTGTTGCAATCTGCGCAATGCTGAATTCGAGAAAGCCTTGTGATCTTTACGGTGGTTTCCTTCCCACATTTCGGGCAAATCGCACGGCACAGAAAACAGCCTGACCTCTTTTCAGGCAAAACTTCCAATACTTTCCATCCGTTAATAATCTGTCCTTCTTTTTTCTTCGCCTTTCGTAAAGCCGTCTCCGTCATGGCTGGCTTTTGCCCTCGATTCGCGCAAGACAGACAGCTGCGGCTTTTGCCAAGACGCAGGGAGCTGTCATACACGTCTTTTACCACTCCGCACTCACACTGGCATGTGTAGTAGTGCGGCTTTTCAGCCGGCGCAAGTACCGTCCACTTTCCAAAATGCTTTCCAGTCAATTCTTCCATAACATTTTCCTCAGATCAATCCGTAGTGCTCTGCCAACAAAAAGCGGAGATACACAGGGCACGCACGCTTCTCGCCGCACCAGTCCTGCACAGTGCGAAGCGGGATGCCCACCTGCTTTGCAAAAGCGGTCTGACTGTGTCCGGAGGCCTTGACCATTTCCCGCACGTTCATGCGGGAAACATCCCAGAGATGGGACAAGCGGACGGTCTCGGCGTCCAGATCAAGGTGCCCTTCAAAATCGTCCGAGATGCTGAGGGTGACGTTACCGAGAAAAACTTCTTTCGGCTGCTTGGCAGCCATGCCAAAAAGTTCTGCATTGCTGTACATGGTTGACTTCCTTTCTTTCAGATGGTAATATATTTGCGCACCTCCATGGTGCGTCTTTCACAAAATCCCCTGTCAGATGTTGCGAGCATCCGGCAGGGGATTTTTTTATTTACAGGTCAATCCACTCTTCGTTCTCTTTGAGCGTCTCGACGTACTGGGGGTAGATGTCGCTGATGATGACGTCCTTCTCCATGTCATCCAGATCGCCCTGCATAAGAGCTTCGGACTGCTCTTTAGTCAGCTCCATATCTGCGGTGATTGTCCACTCGGCGTCATCCTTGCTATGCACAAGGGCTCCGTCTGCATCAATGTGAGCGTAGATCGTCCAGACGATTTCGCCGTCCTCGCAATCCATGGTCTTGTATTCGTCAGGCTCCACCTCGGTGCCGTTCTCCATGACCTTTGTGGCGAACTCTTCAGCGTTAAGGATCTTCATATTTTTTTACCTCCATGTTGTTGTGTGCTTGTGTCTTTCACTGTCTTTAGTGTACACGCGTTGCGTGCAATTGTCAAGACTTTTTTGAAAATTTTATACGCGTTGCGTGCAAATGCTTAAGCGCTCATACGGCCCTTTTCCGTGTGGGCGCTTTTCTTTTTTTGTCCTTCGTTGTACCTTCGTTGTCTTTCGTTTTCTGCCGATGCGGTACACTGGATGCACAAGGAGGGATGTATTATGAGCTATTATCCGGCACCCGGAGCGCCCTACGTTCCGCAGCAGCCTGTCAATCCTTACGGTGGCATGGACACAGTTGGGCTTGCCACTCCCCTACCGAACACGCAGATGCAACAGGCACAGCCGCAGCGTCCGCAGCCGATGAATGGGCAGCAGCCTGTTCAGCAGTCGGCACAGGACGGCGGTTGGCTGCTTGGCAGACCTGTTTCCAGCAGGGAAGAATTTTTGGCAATTCCATCTGATATGTACGGAAGATGGACGTATTGCCCGGATTTGCGTAGTGGGGTCATCTACTGCAAACGTCTGAATCCAAACACTTGTGAATCTGACGTGTTAGAGTTTTACTGCCCGGAAGCATGGCGGCAGATGCAAGCACAACAGGTACAGCAGACTGCTGCACCGACACAGCAATATGTGCCTATTGAACAGTACAATGCCCTCGTGCATCGGCTGGATGAACTGGAAAAGTGGCAGAAGAGCTTCTCTAAGCCCTCTGCCACCGCAAAGAAAGGAGAATAAGCGATGCCCTCTCCATTTGACATGATTACTCACAGCCCTATCATGCAGCTTGCAAATCTTGCTCGTGCCGGACAAAATCCGATGGGGCTTATCCAGCAGCTGGGTGGGCAGAGCGCACCATTTATGCGCGGTTTGACCCTAATACAAGGGAAAAACGAAAAGCAGCTTCGCACAATAGCGGAAAACCTTTCAAAAGAATATCACATCGACCTTAACCAATTGGCGGGTTCTTTGAACCTGACGCTACCCCGATAACGCATCCCTCTAAGCAAAACGCTTCTCAGTTTTGCGGACTTGACAAAAACCGCTTTTGTTTGGCTTCGCCCATCGCACACGGCGGTGGGATAGCATAACGCAAAACTGAAAGGAGTTTTGTTATGGACGATTTTGCAACTGGCTATCTGGCTGGGCAGGACGGCGGCAATAACAATGGCGGATTCTTCGGTAACGAAGGTCTGTGGGCGGTTATTATCCTCGCCATCATCTTCGGCTGGGGCGCAAACGGCTATGGCCGCAACGGCGGCGACAATGGCATGAACGCCTACATCCCCTATCTGGTCGGCACTGGCGCAACTGGGCAGGGCGGTAACGACACTCGCGCGGCTCTGTCTGAGGGCTTCTACCAGCAGGATACCTCCCGCTCTCTGGCGGGCATCCAGAGCGGTATCTGCTCTCTGGGCTATGACCAGCTGGCACAGATGAACGGCGTCAACACCAACATCGCGAACGGCTTTGCAGGCGTGAACAGCGCCATCTGTCAGCTTGGCTATCAGAACGCACAGCTGGTGAACGGCTTGGAACGCAGCGTGTCCAACGGTGACAACGCCATCAACCTTGCCATCATGCAGGAGAGCAACGCTCGGCAGGCTGGCCAGACCGCACTTGCCACGCAGCTGGCATCTTGCTGCTGCGAGAACAAGCAGCTGATTGGCGACCTGAAGTACACCATCGCAACGGAGGACTGCGCTACCCGTCAGGCTATCGCAGACAACGCTCGCGCCATCGTTGACAACTGCAACGCCAACTTCCGCAGCATGATGGACTACTTCACGCAGGATAAGATTGCCACTCTGACCGCTGAGAACCAGAACTTGAAGTTCGCCGCTTCTCAGGATCGTCAGAATGCGCTTCTGACCACCGTGATGTCTCAGCAGACCGATACCATCCTGAACCGGGTCAATCCTCGTCCGATTCCCGCTTATCAGGTGGCAAACCCCAACGTGGGCGTGAACTGCTGCGGCTGCTGCTAATCCAAACACTCCCCGATAACACCGGGTGAACCATCGGGGCAGGGGTAAGACACCTCTGCCCCTGATTTTTTAGGAGGAAAACATTATGGCTTGCAAAACAAGCTGCCGTCTGTGCCCGCACCTCGTCATCTCGAATGCGGTCACGTTCGCCAATGACACGCTGACCATCAATATCCCTGCTGGCGCATACCAGAATGGAGAGAAGTATTGCATCGTGGTCGCCCAGAGCATCCCGGACACGACCACCATCAACGCTCCTGTGGTCATTACCATCGGTGCAGGCACTACCGCATACCCTCTGACCGACTGCAACTGCGCTCAGGCAACCGCTGAGAGCATCCACACTCGTACTCGCTATGCTACCCGTGTGGCAACGTCTGCGACCGGCACCGGCACGTTCAAATATCTTGGCTGCTTCTGCCGTTCCCACGCCGGTGCGCCCGCGTCCATTTCTTGAGGAGGTATAGATTATGGGCAAGACTAATTTTCGCCGCATGATGATGTTCCGCGACCACGACAAAAATCGTGAGCCGGAACGTGACCGCCTTGAGGAAGAGCGTGACCGCAGGGAGCGTGAGATGGAACGCCGTCTGCGTAAGCTGGAAGGTGGCAACGACCGCTACCCTTACTATCCGCAGGAGGAGAACCGCTACATCGACCCCTACCCTATCCCCCGCTACCCTGACGTAGAGAATGGGCGCAGGATGCCGCAAATTGGCTTCTCGCAAAACGGCGACTGGGACAAGCGGTCTGGTCAGTATGAACGTGGCGGTGCGGACAACCGCTCCATCAGGATGCCACGCCAGCACCTCACCCACGATGAAGCAGAAGAATGGTGCGACAGCATGGTGAACGCTGACGGCACAAAGGGCTGTCACTGGACGCTGGAACAGACACAGGACGTTGCCAAACAGCGCAATATCACCTGTGACCCGAACGATTTCTGGGCTATCATGAACATGATGTACTCGGATTATTGCCAGGTCGCAAAGCGCCAGTCTGTTGACACTCCGGGCTTCTACGCTGATATGGCAAAGGCGTTCCTTGAGGACGCAGATGCCGCAGACGGTAAGGCATATCTCTACTGGGATTGCATTGCTGATAAGTAAAACAGAACCCCCTATACGGTTATAATTCCGTGTAGGGGGTTTTCTCATTTATAAAGCAAAGTTTCTTTCCACGAGAAGTTTTTGCATCTTTGATAATATTGTTTCGGCTGGCTGTTCAGTTTACATCTTGCTTCGTCCCACAATAGCCCTGTCCAATATTCGCAATGTTCGCATTTGATGTTCGATTTCTTTTCTTTATCAATCGGCTTCTTGTTCATGTCATTTCCTTTCTCCCCTGTGCGGTCATTACAACTACACAGGGGTTCTTCTGTTTTAATTTTTATAGGCTACGCAAAAATTCATACAATTCAACTTTACCATATAGCCAGACAGCATCACCAGACTTTAAATATACTGAGTATATCTCATTCGGATGCTCAAAAATAGAATCGATTTTCTTTGCTACTTTCCGATCAATAAGTACGCTGTTCATAATTACATTACCTTAAATCTCAGCTTTTATTGTTATTTCGAATAATGCGATGGAGCGTCTTTTGTATAGTACAATTCCATATCTGCCTTGTACATATCAAGTTGTCTTTTGCTATCTACAAGCGGGTTAAAGCTAAATCCCGCTGCAAAAGATACGGCGATGGACAAAATCAAGTACGCTGCAACCCATTTACCAGCAAAGATAAACGGAATCTGAACTGCTACAGCAAAGACATCGAACAAAATAACGTAAATGCCACGTTTAACCATTTTCTGTAAACGGATAATACTTCCTTCGTAAAATTCCTTCGACTTCATCATACGTCAATCCTCCAAGAAATCCTCTTGATTCAAAACTTGATTTACAATTCGTTCTGTACATTCTTTGATAACCGTAGACGCAGGGACGTGATCTTCATAAGCTATGTTTTCATATTGCGCTCCTGCATACTCAAAGAACTTCCTAGAAAGCGTTTCCGCATCCGCACGGCACAACGGCTTTAATTCGTATTGCAACGGAAATCTTCTTATAAGTGCAGGGTCAAGCCTATCAAATCGGTTTGTTGTTCCGATAATAACGACATTGTTCGGCAATCTATCCATTTCCTGCATAATTGCAATAACCACACGGTTCATTTCTCCAACGTCATCTTTTTGCCCACGAGCCATACCTACCGCGTCTATTTCATCAAAGCAAAGTACACAAGGCGCAGTTCTTACATAATCAAAAATTCTTGCAAGGTTAGATTGTGTTTGTCCCAAGTGCGAATCAACTAGACTTGAAAATTGAATCCTCAAAAACGGAAGTTTTGCTTTATGCGCGATATACCTAGCCAACATGGTTTTCCCGCATCCGCTTTGCCCATAAAGCATCAATGCTGGCAAATAAGGAATGCCCATTTCATTCAATTTTTCGGATGCTCTATAAATAGCAATGATTTTCTGCGTTATACTTTTTTCTTCGTCCCTAAGAAGGAATCTTGCTTCTGGAAATTCTTCAGTATCCTCTGCAATTAAAAGATGCTGTAAGTTATATGGCAATTCAATAAATTCTCTTTTGCTTTCCAACTTGCGAAACATATTTTCTTTGAACTGCTCATCTTTTTTGGATGATATAGAATTCAAAATGATTTTAACGGCTTTTTGCGCGTTTCGCATATCACCATTGCAAACAAATCGAATAAGGCTTCGTTCACTATCATTCATCCAAGAAATCCTCCAACTCAATCTTCCCCTCTGCCGCTGCAACCGCCAGAGCATACACGAACTGTCCAATCGTCATTCCGTGCCGTCTTGCTTCACGGTTGATATACTTGCGCTCTTCCTCGCTCATAAGAATGGTAATGCGCTTTGAACGCTTGCCATCACCGCTTGCAACGCCCTGATGCGATACTGGCATCGGGATTTTTTTCTTTGTCAAGCCAGCTTCTGCTAGTGCGCCGGGAACATCACCTTGTTCGATAAGACGTTGAACTTCTTTCGCCTGTTTCAGCTTCTTTGGCTTACTTTCGCTTACTACGGCATTGTTTGGCTGTGTTTCGCTGTCTTTGGCTTGCTTCGGCTTAATACTGCTTAACCGTGCTTCATTAGGCTGTGTACGGCTGTTTGTGGCTTCACTGGGCTTAATCGGTGCTTGTTCGGCTTCGTTCGGCTTTGCTTGGCTTACTTCTTCTTCCTTTGGCTCACTTCGGCTTAATGGCTGTTCCGAAAAAATAGGCTGGAAATCAAAGCCACCAAGCAGACCAGAGGATTTTTTGCTGGTTGATTTCATTCTTCTTCCTCCCAATCTTCATCAAGGTCAGGAACGGTCGGCAACGGCATCCAGTGAGTTATATTATGCGGCTTTCCGTTTTTGTCCCGCCATTCCTTAGAATCTTCTTCATAGCCTACAATTTCTACATCATATTCGTCTTTGCTAAACCCGATAACGTATGGGTTTAGTTCATCTGGCATTTCATCTTCTGATTTCGCCCATTGATTATTTGCAAGTTCTTTCTGCCACTTTTTGCAATACTTTTCAGCTAGATACCACTGAGAATGAAACGCCATTTCTTTCTCTTTATCGGAAAGGTCATTAAATGAAAAACCAAAATTGATAACGTAGACTTGCTCCGTATCATCAACACAAGTTGCATTCAAAAGATGTGGGTACAAATCGCTCATTTTTCTTCCCCCTCCACAATCATCTGCGCCAACGTCTTAAAGTCCTCTGCGCTGGTGCTCTTTGCCGTGTCGCCGCTAAACAAGCTGTGTCGCTCTGCCTGAGCCTTACGAACGCCCATAGACGGTCTAATCTTCACGTCCAGCAGGGTTGTTCCCATGCTCTGTGCAATCACAGGGAGCTGCTCCACAACCTCTTTGGACAAGTTCTCCCGGCTCTTGTACTGGTTCAGAAGCAGACCTTCAATCTTCAAAGTCGGATTGAAGTATCTGCGAACATCGCCGATTGTCTGCGAAAGCTGGCTCAAACCAGCCAGTGCGTATCGGTCTGCTGTGATGGGCACGATAATGCTGTTGGCGGCGATCAGCGCGTTCACAAGCGCAAGGCCAAGCTGCGGGGGAGTGTCCAGCACAATGTAATCGTACTGCTCAGACACGCTTTCAAGGGCTTCTCGCAGCCGGAAGTTCTTGCCCATGTCCCGGACAAGCTGTTCGTCAATGTCCTTCAATGCGTTATCGGACGGCAGAATGTCACCAGCTTCACAGTGCTGGATTCCTTCTTCTACCGTACCTTGCCGGGTCATCACATCGAATAGGGTGCATACGTCCTCTGTCTGCGCGCCGTAGGTGTCTGTTGCGTTGCACTGGGCATCGCAGTCCACCAGCAGGACTTTCTTGCCAAGCAACTGTAACGCACCAGCCAGACAGGTGCTTGTTGTGGTCTTTCCTGTGCCACCCTTCTGGTTGGCGACAGCTATGATTTTTGCCATTTTATCACTCTTTCTTTTATTTGCTATGTATGACTACTTCAAGAAGCTATCATCAAACGTAGCGTAATCATCAAGGTCTGCATCTTTCAAAATGGAGTACATATAAGCGCCGGGATCTTTTTCAATCTTATCAAGCCGCTCACTGACAAGAATCCTGTATGCATTCTCAATGATGTTCACAACAGCTTCTTTTTTCTTGTTAGGCTTAATGTTCGGATACTTTTCCGGCAATCTCTTTGCCACCAGCTTTGCAGTCAAGATACACTGGCTTTTAAACATCTCCGGCGCAATAGATGCCCAATCCACATCCTCGTATGCGCCGCTGCGGGGCTTTTTGGCAGGTCGTTGGCTCTTTGGAACATCTTTTAGCTCTACGCTTTCAACCTCGTTAGCTTCCACGTCTATGACTGGCTCATTAGACTTGAAAGCTACATTGAACTTCACAGCAACCGCATTGCGGCCTCTCATGACCTTGTCATATTCAACGCACAGGTCTGATACTTCGTTTATTTCAGCTACCGCAATATCAATGACACGCCGCCTAAGATGCTTGAACTCTTGATAGCTAGGTTCTCTTGCACCAAGCTGTTCCCTTAATCTATCCAGCGTAATTTCGGGCTGCCTCACGCCACGTCCGATGAACTCTCGGAGAATTGAATACAGCAAAATGCTATACTGCGATTTCATATTCGCTGTGTAGCGCAAGCGATACTTGACATATCCACGCTCCGCAATGTCAAAGAAAACAGGTTGCAGAAGCGGGTTACAACATAACGACACAGTAATATTCATCAAACTAGGTTCAAAGTTTACAGTTGCTCTGCTGAACAGGGGATACAGGTCAAACGAGCCTGAACCGTCACCTCTAGGAACTTCAACGGAGTTGTCGATGAAATGCTTGACCTGTGCTTTCAAATTCCTAGAGTTGATTTTTAACCCCAAAAATTCGCAATATTCTTGTAACGTAAACTGAACCGTTGAAGTTTCAGGGTCTCTCGGATTGATGCGGCTAAGATACACTTCAAGCAGCCGAAGCTCTCCTGCTGTATAGTCAGTGAACTTTGCCCAAACAAGTTGTCTGCTTTTTTCAACCAAGTTCCCGCCTTTAATATCAGACAATCTTATCACGCCTCCTCTCGTATAAGAGTATATCACAAATAGGTGTACAAATCAATAGCAAGTGTACACCTATTTCCACTTCTTGTACACCTAACTGTCCACATTTCGTACACCTATTTCCACAATTTGTACACCTATATCCATTTTTTGTACACCTCTTTACATTATATAAAACAAGACTATTAACAAGATTATAAAATAACTTCTACTAATAGCAGAAGAAGAAAATTTTCCACAAAATCTTTTCTTTCTCTCTTAAAAAGTGGAAAATACAAAGCGAATATCGCTAAATAAACAGATGTTCAGCATCCGAAAGGTTGAAACGCTTAACGGTTAGGTTTACCTAACGTGTACAAAAAGTGGATGAAAAACTTTTAAGCCAATGTTATGGGGGACGGATTGACGAGCCGACCAATCACAGACAGTAGATTGACGATAATTCGTTATTTATTCCGCGCGAATGTTGTCGATTTACAGCCTATGGGGGACAGATTGACAAGGTGGATTCGCCAAATAGGTGTACAAAAAGTGGATGAACGTGTACAAGATGTTCCTCAAAAAAATTCGATAATTCGACAATCAGCCGCTTATATTATTTGGATTCACGGTATAGGAATCGTTGGACTTCATAGCAGCTTCCGTTCCAGCATCCTGCGCCTGATAAAGAATTTCCATCTTTGGGGCGGTTCCGTTCGGGTCTGGGTCTGTTCCGGTAGCCTGCGCCATCTCATAGCTACCGGACACCATCCGACAGACAGCAACTCTGTCCTTCAACGGTGTGTGGAGGTTTGCCAGAATCTCCGTCAGCACACCGATGTGGTCTGAACCGTGATCTCCGTACCGGATGTATAGCAAGGCATCTATCTCATAGGAGGAACACTCCATCATAGCATCTATGAGAATCCGCCGTTTCTCCAGATCGGAAAGGTCATCTTCCAGATGCTCCAGCAGTCCCGGATGGAAGCAAGCGTCCATGTATCGAGCCGATGATACGCCACAGCAGGTGAACCAGCGCATAGCCATCGGCAGGGAGATGGCTGCCAGGCCTTGCTCCCAATTTGCTATCGTGCCACGATTTACACCCATCTTTGCCGCCAACTTCTGCTGGCTCAAGCCGGAACGCATTCGAGCTATCTCTAATGCTTTGGCTGTTCTTACTAAATACTCATCCATAAATTCTCACCCTTTCAACAAAATCCGGCAAAACTGCCGGGTTCGACATGCCAAAAAATGGAAAAAGCTGCTATGGAGAACCAACAGCAGCCTGTGTTATAACTGTACCATCGAAAAAACAATCAAAACAGGAGGTAACAACATGATTATCATTGACGGTATGCCCGCATCTGAACCGAACGAAAACAAAACGCCGAAACCGTGGGAGGGTTAGTGTATGAACCAGATTGACACCATGCTCATTCCCTATGCCCGTCAGACCGCCTTAAAGCTGGTCTACAACCTCTCGAACAACGATGCCGATAAGTCTGCTTATGAAGAAGCAAAAAACGTTCTTGAACGCGCCGTAGCCGCCTTAGACGATGGGCGAGACCCGGCAGACAGCATCGAACGCATTGACGGAAAGCTCGTAGAGCTGTGATTGGAGGAAAGATGGATAGGCGTTGCCCCTTTTGACTTAAACACTCGTGGCTTCCCTGATGTGAAGTAATGGATGCGAAGAAAACGTTCGATTTTTATGAAGTTGTTAAAAACGCATTGACTTGACAACTGAAAGGTGTATAATCGTATCAAATGAACGTCCGTACTTACAGATCGGGAGGATATGCCACAATGAGTGAACAGGAAAGAGCTAAGATTGACCGATTTATTGCATGGCTGCTGGAACATCCTGAAAAGATTCCGGCAGCTAAAGAAATAATAACTAACGCATGACAAAACCCCTTGCGCATAAGGCTACCGAAAGCCCGGCGCAAGGGGTTTTATTTGTACCGGGTCAATCTTCACAGATTTTCATCAATTTTAAGAACCGGCTAGAATCAGATTTTACGGTTTCAGTTCCGCTGTGCCCATCTTCATACGTCACATAAAACGTGACGGTGGTTTTAGATTTTGCGGATGCTACACCGTAAACAGCACCGGGCAATCCGGCAATTGAACCGCCAACAGCGGAACGGAGTGCGGCGCTTCCGGCCTTCTTGCTTTCACCAGAGCCTACAATCTTTGCGGACACAGGTGTTTCGTACATTTTTGTTTTGAGCCTTTCTCTTTCAAGAAACATATCGTATCCGCGTTTACCTTTTATCAGCATCATAGCCCCAATGGCTGCAACGATTAAAAAGGCGGTTGAAGAATACATAAGGAAAATAAATGAAGCAACCAAGAAAAGCGCACCGAAGGCAAATGAAAACCTATCACCCATGTGAGAACTTTTGTCGTTCAGCAGTTCTTCTTTGCTAAATTTCTTTTTGCCCACGCCGTCACCTCACATAGTTCTGATAAGCTTCATCAAAGCTTCACGCTTTTCTTTCGGCATCTCTACTAGCTTCTGCTCAATCCATTTAATATCCGCGTCAACTTCACTTTTCGGCTGCTGGGGCGGGTTTTCTTTTCGCTCGCCAGAAACCAAAGCATCCACGCTTGTTTCAAAATAAGAAGCTATCTTGTCAAGCGTCTCATATTTCAGGGTCTGCTTTCTACCGTTTTTCAAATCGGTCAAAGACCCACGGCTTGCGCCCGATTCCTTGCACATGGTGGTCACATTTACTCCACGCTGCTTGCAGAGTTTTTCAATATTTTCGTACAAGTTTGCCATAATTCCAGTCCTCGCATTGTAAGATTTGCTGAAATTACGCGAACGCTTAAAAAAGCCTTGCATTTTACGCGAAAGCGTATTATACTAAGACCGTACCGCGAAGGCGTAATGAATGATTTCTAGCAACTTCATTATATTACACTTATGCGTAAAAATCAATAGCCGGAGGTGAAATAATGGCTGAAAAAAAACCTCTGTGTGACTTTGGCAAACAAATCGAGATTGCTCTTATCCAAAAAGACAAGACTAACGACTGGTTGATTGAAAAAGTCAAGGAGGATACCGGACGATATTTTGACCGTTCCTACCTTTTCAAGGTTAAGACGGGGAAGCTGGAAACGCCCGGCATCAAAAAAAGCATCTGCCGGATTTTGAATATTCAGGATTCGGGATTGTAAGAAAGGGGAGAAAAATGGCAAACATTCAAGTTTTTGAATATCAGAACAACAAGGTTCGCACAGTCGATGTGGACGGCGAAGCGTGGTTCGTTTTGAAAGACGTGTGCGCTGTGCTTGGTATTAGCAATAACCGCATGGCTGCTGACCGATTAGATGATGACGAAAAGGGTGTCAGCCTGATTGACACCCTTGGCGGCAAACAAGAAATGGTAATCGTCAACGAAAGCGGTCTGTATCATGTCATTCTTCGCAGCGATAAACCGGAAGCGGCTCCATTCCGCAGATGGGTCACAAACGATGTGCTTCCTGCAATCCGCAAGACTGGAAGCTATAACGCACCGCAGCTTACCCGGTCGCAGCTTCTTGCAACTGCACTGATCGCAGCGCATGAGGAGCTGGAAGAGAAAGACAAGCAGATTGAAACCATGAAGCCGAAAGCGCTGTTTGCTGACGCTGTGAGCGCAAGTAACCAGAGTATTCTAGTTGGTGAGATGGCGAAGCTGCTGTCACAAAACGGCATCAAGATGGGTCAGAACCGCTTGTTTACATGGCTGCGTGAGAACGGATACCTGATTAAGGACAGAAAGCGGACGGACTACAATATGCCGACCCAGAAGTCTATGGAACTTCGCTTGTTTGAAATCAAGGAAACGTCCATTGCGCATTCTGATGGGCACACTTCTATCAATAAGACCCCGAAGGTGACGGGTATCGGTCAGGTTTATTTCGTTAATCTCTTCTTAAAGACGGAGAAGGGCAGGAAAGTGGAGGGCTGAACATGGAGCAGATTATCACCTTAAAGGTAGACCTTGAATACCCGGAAGAAGCCAAGTTTGCCATTGACGCTGCTGCCAAGACCTACTCGGATTTCAAGCGTGAGCAGACGACAAGGCGCTTTGTGGAAAATGGTTGCACACCGGAAGATGCAGAGAAAATCGCAAAGTTCATCCAGTTTCTTGACCAGTGTTTTTCTGAACACAATGAAAGAGCCTTAAGAAAGGCAAGTGAAGTGGATGGAAATTAAGTACTGTGAGCGTTGCGGCCTGTATCTTGGCGTGGTCAGACCGACAAAAAAGTACTGTTCAGAATGCAAGCGCAAGGTTGACAAAGAGCGTGACAGGAAGCGCAAGAAGGCAGCGTACAAACCGGAAAAGACGTTTCCGTCCATCGGAGAAGTACAAGCCCTTGCGGACAAACTGGGCAAGCATTACGGCGAAGTGTCACAGATGCTCGCAACAGGGGAGTTGACCTTATGAACGGTAAGTACTACGGAAAGCGGGAAATCCGCTGGCATAGCCGGGAGAAAGACCGGCTGGAACACATACACAATAGAAAGGGCAAAGATGAAAGCACTGGTAGAAATCGTCCTGATCTGGGGCGTTGTTTTAGCACTGATTCTCGCAGCGTTTCTGCTGAACTTCTGGCTGATTCACCGGATTGACATTTTGGTTGGTGTGAACGCAACGCGGGCAATCATCGCGGTTGGTGCTCTGATGGCAACCATCTGGATTTTCGGGAACAAAGGTACAAAAGCATGACACTTGCGGAAGCGATGCAAGCTAGGAACATTCGGTTGTGTGATCTAAGCAGACAAAGCGGAGTTTCAAGACCTACACTGGACGGCATTCTTGGCAAAAAGAAAGTATTCAACAAGGCTGGCGTCCGGACAGAAACGCTTTTAAGGCTTGCTAAAGTGCTAGATGCCGACATAGCCATTGACGGAACGAAACCATATTACTTTGAACTTGTATTAAGGGGACAAAAATGAAAACTTTGAAAGGAGCAGCATTGTCAATGATTGGTCTGGCGTCTGCAATCGCAGCGGTTGGCTGCGGAGACACGATTCAGGGCTGCCAGACCACAGCACAGATGCTTGGCTGGGTAATCGTGTCGTGCGGATTTCTTGCAACAGCTATCGTTCTGTGTGCGCTGGCTGTTAGCGCCGAAGAAGAAGAGCGAAGCGAACGCGAGCGCCGAAAAATCAATCGTGTTGCCCACCACACCAACGAGTGGAGGGATGCACGATGAAATGCCCGATGTGCGGTAGTGACAACATTACAACGGTTGACAGCCGGTCTGACCACGACAGCATCGTTCGCAGAAAAAAGTGTCTTGTCTGTAACCATCGGTGGTCTACCATCGAAATTGACAAAGACCAGTGGTACAGCGCACTGCAAATCAAAGAGGAACGTAAGAGAGGGAGGCCAAAAGATGATTAACCTTGACAGATTCGGTGGTGTGACCGAGCCGGAGGACGGCGTGTATTTCCTAACCTGTGAGCAGGAAGCAAAAGCCAAAGAAGCTGACCGGTTGGCTGAGATTGAGGACTTGCAGTCTGAAATCGAGGACAGGGAAGCGGAGTTGAAAGACCTCCGTGCACAGTTGGCAGAACTGATGGCTGGTTGATTTCTGTACAGCCGTATTAAGCCAAAGTAAAAACAATGAAGCCTAATGAAGCCGAAGAAAGGAAAGAAAATGAGCAAATACAAGAAAGAAATTAAGCACTGCGAAAAGTGCAATAAGCCTTTTTCAGTGTTCCCGAACAGCACAGAAACTCTTTGCACAAGTTGCAAAAGGGACAATTTGGAGGAAACGCTTCGCAGAAACGGTCATGCACCGCAGCATATGCTTGTCAGGAGACCTTATGACGGAATCGAGGAAGCGTTTGCTGTCGAAGATGCCGCAAGAAGAGCTTCCTGGGGCTGGGACACGAGCGTTCAGAAAATTTGCCGTGATTGCGGAAAGCCTTTTGAAATCACCCGTGCAGAACGCATTTTCTTTGAATCGCATAACATGGCATTGCCTAAGCGTTGCCCGGCTTGCCGTAAAGCGAGAAAAGAAGCGAGGAAGGAAAATAATTGATGGACAACAGCAAAATCCATGAAGCTCTGATGGCTGTTCAATCAGAGCTGAAAGCCCCGAAGGGGCAGATGAACACATTTGGCGGTTACAAGTATCGCTCTTGTGAGGACATTTTGGAAGCAGTCAAGCCAATTTTGAAAGAACACGGTTTGCTTCTTACCCTTTCTGATGAACCTAAAGTGTTAGAGGGGTGGCATTACATCGAAGCGACCGCAAAGGTGGAAGCTCTGGATGGTGGATGCGTAACGGTTACTGCTTACGCAAGAGAGCCGGAGCAAAAAACCAAGATGGATGCAGCGCAGGTGACTGGAACGTCTAGCAGCTACGCTAGAAAGTACGCTCTGAACGGTCTGTTCTGCATTGATGATACGAAGGACGCTGACACGGACGAGTACCAGAAGCAGACCACAAGCAGAGCCAGCAAGCCTGTGCAGAAGCAACCGGAATCGGAAACCATTCCCCCATGCGCTTGCTGCGGAAAGCAGTTGCAGCCTATTCAGTACAACAACCGCACCGTCACTCCGCTGGAAACTGCAAGAAGCACAAAAAAACGCTTTGGGCGCGTCCTGTGTTGGGATTGTGCTCAGAAACAGCCGAAGGAGGGCTAAACAATGCTTAACTCTATCGCAATTCAGGGGCGTCTGGTTCACACGCCAGAAGCTAAAGTTACGAAGTCTGGAAAGGATGTTTGCACGTTCAGCATTGCTTGCGACCGTCAGAGTGGCGGTCAGAAGGAAACCGATTTCTTTAACTGCACCGCATTTGGTAACACGGCGCTGTTTGTTTCCAAGTGGTTCCAGAAGGGTAGCCTGATTCTGGTGACTGGTAGCATCCAGACCCGGAAGTATACCGACAAGCAGGGGAACAACCGCACCGCAACGGAAATTATGGCGAACAAGGTTGACTTCTGCGGCGGCAAATCGGACAGCAAACCCGCTGATCGGGCGCAGGATGCACCGCAGAACTACTCTCAAGGCAACGCAGATGACTTCTCTGTGATTGACGATGATGGTTCGTTGCCCTTCTGATTGGAGATGCGCATGAATCGGGAAGAAAAAACGCATTGGACGCAAGATAAAATCTTGCTGTATGTGAAAGCCTGTATGTCTGCCACTGGTTTAACCAGAATGCCATCAAGAAGTGAATTGAGCGAGTATTACGGAAACGACAAGTTGACAAATGCAATTCGCCGTTTTCCGGGTGGCTATTACAAAATAGCTGAAATCCTTAATATCGAAATGAAAGAAAGCGAAACGCAATTCGGAAAGTATGGCGAAGACCTTGCTACAAAACTGCTGGAAGAACATGGATTTGCGGTTGAGCGAATGTCAACTAGATACGCCTATGACCTTTATGTTAATGGTAGCGTTAAGGTTGATGTGAAAACGGCAAGGCCGAGCAGAGCAAATAAGAGTTTTTGCTATTCGTTTAATCTTGAAAAACGATTCCCTACTTGCGATGTTTATTTTCTGATTGCAAAAAACGAAGAGAAGGAAAGCATTTATATAGTTCCTGCTTCCATCAACCAGACGCAGATTGGTCTTGGAACTGGAACGACTGTGTACAGCAAATATCAAGACCGATATGACATTATCACTGATATGAGCAAGGCTTTCGCTTCGGCAAAGTCCTGATCTCCTACCTTATATAAGAGCTGTGCTATCTGGCTGAACGGGCGTTTGGAAAGATGAAACACTTGGGCGACATTACAAAGATTCACGGCGACAAGATAGAGCCTGTGGACTGCATCACGTTTGGCAGTCCTTGTCAGGGCTTGTCTATGGCGGGGAAAAGGCTTGGATTTGACGACAACCGTTCCGTGCTGTTTTTGGATGCCGCAAGAATCATCAAGGAAATGAGGACAGCAACCAATGGAATGTATCCAACTTTCGCTGTTTGGGAAAACGTACCCGGAGCATTCAGTTCCAACGGAGGAGAAGATTTCAGAGCCGTGCTGGAAGAACTTGCCCGCGTGGAACAACCAGACGTTTCAATTCCTCGACCTTCGGATAGGGGGGGCAGATGGAGCAAAGCCGGAGCAATCGCTGGAAACGGATGGTCTCTGGCTTGGCGACAGCTTGACGCTCAATATTGGGGAGTTCCCCAACGTAGAAAACGTATCGCGCTTGTCGCAGATTTTAGAGGACAACGTGCCGCAGAAATACTATTTGAGCGCACGATCCTGTCAGGGAATCCTTGTGAGAGCATCCCGGCGTGGAAAACCTTTGCCCGAACTCCTGAAGCAAGCGTTGCTGGATATGATCGAATGGTGGAATCCGGGAACTCTATCACAGGTGATGCAGAAAGTGAAGGAACAGGAAGGTCTGGAGGAAAAGGAACTGGACGAGTATTGGAATCAGACCATCGAGAGACTTCGACTCGATGCACAGAACCCGCAGCCTACACTCTAAAAATCCGTTCTGGATGTGAGGGTGGCGGTAAAGGCGCTCTGGTTCAAACTGAATTGAGCGCAACGATTTCTACGTTGCAAGACCAGACGTTGTTTCAGCCTGTTGTTTATGATGCTCGTGGAAACGGCGATGGAAAAATCGTACCGACCATTACAGGCGACCACGAAAACAGAATCACAGATTACACGGCCAATGCAATCGAACGCAAGACCTTCAACGAACAGTCGTTCAGCAGCTACAAGGAAAGTGATAAATGTTCAACCTTGAAAGCGAAAGCAGGGAACATCGGCAATGGCAGCGAATGCCTGATTGCAGAGAAAGCTATCCGTTGGATTGTTCGCCGCTTAACCCCTGTTGAATGTGAACGGCTACAAGGATTTCCTGACAATTACACCAACATTGGTAACTGGACGGATAGCAAAGGAAAGAAGCACAAATACGCTGACAGCCCAAGATACAAGGCTCTGGGCAATTCAATCGCCCTGCCGCAGTGGTTCTGGTTGGTGCAGAAGATGCGTCCTTACCTGAAAGAAAATCCTACGCTGGGCAGTTTGTTCGATGGTCTGGGCGGTTTCCCTCTGGTCTGGCAAAGAGCATACGGCGAGGGCACTGCACGTTGGGCAAGCGAAATCGAAGAGTTCCCGATGGCTGTAACAAAAAGGAGATTTTGCGAAGAATGATTACCTGTTGTCTCAACTGCACATCACGCCACCAAGCTTGCCACGACACCTGCGAAAAGTACAAGGCAGAAAAGAAAGACTTTGAGGAACGCAAAGCATTCGTATATGAGCTGAACCACAGCCAGAGCGTGTACCACCGTGATTATGAGGACAAGCACCGGGAAAAAGGCAAGAAACGGTTTCTCGGAAGCGAATTTAGAGGTGAACGAGGATGAGAAATCCATCGAAGAAAACGATGAAGCACATCGCTTCTGTTTTGAACAGCCATTGCAGATTTGATTCAAATAAACAGATTTTGGTTCCGTTTGAAAGTAGCCCGCTTTCTTGCATTTGGTATGGGTTTAAGCCATATAGTGGCAAGAAGATGGTCGGCTATATCCTGAAAGACGGTTACAAGTATCCGTGCGAAAAATCTATTATCCGAAACGGATTGATGGTGGAAATCAAATACCCGGAACAGATTTTCGCGCCAAGAGCATCATCCCTTGAGCTGGCAAAACAGATGACAGAAAGAATGATTAAGAGAGGAATGCTTTATGTTTATCCATACACATGGAGAAGAAAACGATGGACGGGTTGATTTATGAACACCGGCAAGCAGTTTGAAGCAGACTTTAAAGCATCCATCCCATCCGATGCGTGGTGCTACCGCCTGAAAGACAGTGCTGCCACCTACTACGGCGGCAACGAGAACCTGTCCTTTTCCATCGACAACATCTGTGACTTCATTGTGTACCGATACCCGATGAACCACCTGTTTGAACTGAAAACTATCGAAACACCCTCTATCCCTTTGGAAAAGGTGTTCGGCAAGTACGACAAGGCAAAGTGCAAATACCGCAAGGAAAAGCACATCACTGACATGGTGGAAGCGATGGGGTATAGCGGCCAGACCGCCCATGTGATAGTCAACTACCGGGCAATCAACCGCACCTTTGCAATCCATGCCAGCAAGGTTCTGGCGTTCCGTTACAACGAGAGCCGGAAAAGCATCCCTTGGCAGTGGGCAGAACAAGAGGGGATAGAGGTCAAAGCAAAAAGGCTGCGTGTCCATTGGCGGTATGACGTGGATGGACTGCTAAAGAGATTGGAGAAAGAGAATGATCGTGAAATGTGCCCGTTGCGGTGAAGCATACGACTTCGAATACGATTTCATCTATGGGAACGGGATTCAAAAAGTGAGCGCAGACGAAGAAGGAAAAAGAATTCGGGTTCCGTATGTTGAAGAGTTAATCGTTCTTTGCCCCTCTTGCATGGCAAAGCTGAACGACTGGCTGAAAGGAGAACAGGAACGACAAGCAAAATGGATTTACGACCATGAAAGCAACTCAATCAAGTGTGACAAGTGCAAAGCAGAATACAAACTCTCGCCGTATGAGCGTGAATCAGACTTTAATTATTGCCCAAACTGTGGTTCAAGAATAGAGGGAATAAAAGAGTGAGTGTTGTCTTTAAGTGCGACAGGTGCGGTGAGATTTTTAATCGGAAAGTGCCTGACATAAACGATTGCTACGGTACTGCAAATTCGATTCTGTTCTTAGATTGCACGGTGGAACGCAACCGTTTTGGACTGGGCGAAGAACCAATTCAGCTTTGTCCGTCCTGTATGAAGCAACTGAACGACTGGCTAACACCTGATGAACAGAAGCCCGACACTGGAAACAAAAACGAGTGGAACAGCATGAATGTTCAACCGCAATGCGGTGAAGCTGTCGAAATAAAGCTTGAAAATGGAGACCTCGACATTGCGTACCGCAGATATAACGATAAACGCTGGTTTCAAAGCAGTGGTGAGTGGGTTTCAAGTGATGTCAAAATCGTTGCATGGAGATACATCGACTGAAAGGAGAACAGAAGTGGGCAAGCCGGTTCACTTCATTTTGACCTATTCTTGCGATAGATGCATGGCGTCCGTGAAGCATGAAGCGTACATGAAAAAGAATGAATTTCAAAAGAACGGTTTTGCCCATTTTGCGGAGGAAAACTTCACATGAGAGAATTTAAAATTATGAACAGGTGGTAACGATGATGTTTGAATTTGTAACTCGCTGGCTGGTCTGCCTAGTCCTGCTGGCGGTAGTGGTTCAGTCTGAACGGACAATCAAGAACACGGTAGACAACCTGTTTGAAAAACGGCAGGCAATGCTCGTCTGGCTGTTCGTCAATGTGTGTCTGGTTGTTTGCACGGCTGTTGTGATGGGATGGAAATGATGGACAACGAACTTTACTGCCCGATGAAGATGACCAGCAATCCGCTTGGGCGGTGCGTATGCGAGAAAGAAAAGTGCGCTTGGTGGAGGCAGTTGGAAAGCTGCTGTTCCGTCTGGTGGATTGCACGGAAGCTGGACAACATCGAAACGAAGATGAAGAGGTGAGAGTATGGACGATTGGATTAGCATTAGAGACGGTTTGCCGATTGATTATCAGTCTGTTCTTATTTGGAATGGATGCTCGGTTTCCATTGCGCACCGCGAACCCGGCGCACCTGATAACGAATTTGTTGACGACTACAATAACGAGTTCGTATACGCAGGATGGTGGAAGAAACTGCCGACCGCTCCAAAGGAGGTCTGATACATGGCAACACCCCCGAAGCGTGGTCGTGGCAGACCGCCGCTGACCGAAGCGGAGAAGAAAAAGCGTGAGAAGCGGGCGCAAAAGGCGAAAGAAGAAGCCGATGCGAAGCGTGAGAAAGAGCGAGAGAAGAAGAAACAGCAGATGCTTAACAAGCGGAAATCTATCCGCTCACAGGTGAGTAAAAAGGTGAAAGAACAACAGGAGTTAGCGATCACGAGGTCTAAGATGCTGAATACAGGCGATTTGCAGTCGAGAATTGGCGATGAAGAGGACAAGAAGGTCATCGGCATGATTGCAGCCAAGTATTTTGGCGACCTTCCGAGCGTGGACATGAACAACCCAATCGAAGTGCAGCAACGTCTTGACTTCTTCTTTGACGCTTGCATCGAAGCCAGAATCTCCCCTGTGGTGGAATGGATCGCGCTGGTGCTGGGCATCGAATGGGTAAGTCTGAAGCAGATTATGGCGGGCAAACGCCGTGATGATAGTTTGCAGCAGAAGTATATCCTAAAGCTGATTCTGCAAATGCAGTCCATGTGGGCGTACAACGGTATGTATGGTCAGGAGAACCCGGCAGAGTGGATTTTCAGAGCCAAGAACTATTTTGGTATGCGTGACAACGTGGAAGTCACCGTTGCGCCGCCTGAACAGCCGTTGGGTGATGCCCAGAGCGCAGAGCAGTTGGCCCAGAAGTACCAGACGGCTTTGCCGAAAGGGATTGACGTGGAGTACAAAGAGGTGACAGACGATGCAAACTGACAGAGGAATCTACCACAAGCGAGTGTGCGACCGCTGCGGAGCGGTTTTGAGCGGCAGAATGATGAACCCTGACGAATACTTCAAGGACTGGGCGTGGCGCAGGGACACAGGCGACCTGTGCCCGGAGTGCTATGCAGAGTATAAGCGAGTGATCGGGCGGTTTAACAGGGGGAAGAGAGGGCAGAGAAGATGAAAAAAGTTTGCGTCTATAAATGCAAGCAATGCGATGCCATCTTAGATTCTGATGGATTTTTAATTTTGCCAGAGAACATTCTCGATGGAGTTTTTGAATCAAAAGAAAAAGGATTTGTCTACAGACCGCCTATCAACGCATATAGAGCAGGGGACATAGTTATTCACAGATGCGACCCTGTAACGATTGGTGTCTGCGAGTTAATTGGTTGGAGGAAAATCGGATGAACTTTTACTGTACCACCGAACACTGTTCTTCCATGGGCATCAAGCAGTTCTCTGCTGGTAAAGCTATCCGATGCACAGCAGAATCCTGTGAGAACAAATCTGAGCCGTCCTGTGGCTCTTGCAAATGGTACGCAGAGCCGGAGGGAGTGTGCGTGAACGACCAGTCAGAACACGTTGCAGACTTCGTGTGGGACGAACGTGGATGCAAAGAATGGGAGAAGAAAGATGAGCTATGATATTTCGTTGTGCGACCCAGTAACGCACAAACCGCTCAAAGCGGATAGTACGCATTTTATCGCAGGTGGTATGCGCGCTATGGGCGGTACAAAAGAGCTGTGGCTCAACGTCACCTATAATTACGGTCACTTCTATTATCAACCAGAAGTGTTTGGTGAGAACGGCATCCGCTCCATCTATGGAAAAACAGGCGCAGAGAGCATCCCGATGTTAGAAAAGGCGATTGCCGCTTTGGGTGACGATGTGGACGATAGCGACTACTGGAACGCAACAGAGGGAAACGCAAAACGTGCCCTGTGCGGTTTACTGGCGTTTGCAAAGATGCGACCTGACGGTGTGTGGGATGGAGATTGAAAGGAGAAAGAAAAATGTCTTTGTTTGAAATTGTACTCGGTTTTGTTTTGACGACAATGATTGGTTTTGTGCTCGTTTTTCCGATTTATTTGGTCGAAAAATATATAGTTCTTAGCATTTTGGACGAATACATAGACAACGTAATCTTAAAAGCCATTGCGGTTGTAGCAGTCAATGTTCTTTTCTTTCTCGTTGGGTTTGCAATCATCTTTAGCGTTTACGGTTATAAGTGTTGATAACACGATTTGAAGGGAGAACGTGCAATGAGAGCCAGACCGATTGACGCCAATGCACTACGGAAACGCATTGAAGAATGGATGCAGGAATTAGAGCAAGGAGTTTACTGTCGAGTACGTCTACATGGGCTATGCGCTAGACAATGTGCTTGATTACATCGACACTGCACCAACAATCGAGGTGAAAGACAATGGCTAACGCACTTTGGCATCCAGCAAGCGAACCGCCACGAGAGCGGACGCAGCCTTTGTTGCTTGCGACTAAGACAATCTGGCGTGATAAAGATGGAAAAATGTTGCAAGGAATCTCGCCGACAGCATACTTTCTCGGCTGTTACGCAGACGGTCAGTTCTGGGATGAGATAGGCGAGAGACTGCCGAAAGATGTGACGGTGACGCATTGGATGGCGTTTCCGATGGTATAGGAGGGCTAAACATGACAAACAAGAAGTTTGGCATCATCATTATGGACTTGAGCCTTTTCGACTTCGGGCCGAAGCCGCCTTGTGGATATATCAAGGCAAAACATATCCGCCCAGCATACGGCAAAGGCACAAAGCCTGTAAAAGCACATAAGAGAATCACGAGAACAAGAGAGGGATTTAGAAAGTGAAAAAGCTTAAATTTCCTGAGGATTTCTTTGCGTACGACAACCCAGACTGCCCCGACAAGGACATTGAAAAAGCCGTGAACAGGATGAAGAACTGGATGAAGGGCGAGACCTACAAGAGCAACCCTTGGTTCTTTATGGCTGCTGGCAACTATCTGATTGTCGGTCTGATTGCTAAGGATGGGCAGAAAACAATCTACGTTGCACGGCAGTATTATGAGATAGTCAATATTCCGGGCGAAGGCTGGCTGCGTGAACCTGACGCTGAGTGCCTGTTTTAAGGAGAATTAAAGATGGAAGAACTTAAGAGATGTCCGTTCTGCGGTGGGAAAGCCGTGTTTTCCATAAAGAAGGATTTTTCAAGAAGCCTTATAAAAGGATACGAATTTAACATCCGATGCAATAAATGTGGTTTCACAAATCCCAATAGAGAGTATCGAATCGAGTTTAGAATGAACGATAGTGGAGAGATTGAAATTATCCACGATGGACGCAAAGATGCTATCGAAGCATGGAACAAACGCTACAAAGAGGACTGAGTATTGACAAAAAAACGAGACAGCTTTACATTCCAACGATACTACTTTGAAGCCATCTCCACACTCAAAAGTAAAGAAAAATTGGAACTCTACGATGCAATCTGTGCATACGTTTTTGAAGAAAAAGACACGACTTTGAATTCAAAAAAAGCAGAATCTTGTTTCATTTTGATTAAACATCTGCTCGATGAAGAGTGGAAAAGAAGCGATATTGCGTCAAAAGGATGGTCTACACGAAAGTCGGCTCACCCTCATGTCATAAATGAGATGAAGGTCAGCTCATCTATGAGTTCAAAGTCAGATGACAATGAACCCATTGTATCAACTGACAGTCAGACGAACGTCAAGACCTTGCCGGAGAGTGCAGTCAAAAAGAAACCTGACATCTTCTCCGACTTTGCTCATGGCGATAAAGCCCTGTTGGAATCCCTGCGAGAGTTTGCGCAGATGCGTACAAGAATCAAAAAGCCTATGACAGACCGGGCAAAACAGATGCTCTGCAACAAGCTGGAAAAGTTTGAGCGGCACGACTGGAAAGCCATTCTCGACCAGAGCATCTATGCCGGATGGCAGGACATTTACGCATTGAAACAGGATGACCAGTACGAGCAAAGTACGGAGATGGGGTTTCCTAGACTATGACAATGGACGTTCAAACGGTATTTATCGGTGCGCTGATGCTCTGCAAGCAGGGCGTTGTGGATGAAATTATACCAGACCTTGAACTTGACTTGTTCAGACCTGAGCTGAGAGACGCTTTTGCGGCTGTTCAGGGCTATTGGACGGATAGAGGTAAGATAGATATAGTCGAGATAAACACGCAGCATCCAGACGTAGCGCAGACGCTCTTGGCGTGTGTACAAACATGTGAATCGGAGTGTGTACGAATTGACAGGGAGCAGATGCAGCGTTGGGCGCAGCTTATCAGAGAACAAGCTGCACTTGCTCGTGTGCAAGGTCTGGCATTTCAGATGACCAGCGAGCTTACCGACTATTCTGATCTATCGGACATTTACCAGCAGATGGGCGAAGCGATGAGCCTGAAAGCTGAGGAAGAAGATGCGTGGACATACGAGGATGTGCTGAACGACTATGTGCTTCACATGGACGAGAAGCCTATGTACATCAAGACAGGCCTAGAGCGTTTGGATGAAGCGCTGCACATCTCGCCGGGTGATTTCATTATCATCGGCGGTAGACCGTCTGCGGGCAAGACAGCCCTGTCTTTGCAAATAGCAGCAAGCATGGCAAAGCAAAACTACACCGTGTACTATTTCAGCTTAGAAACCAGCAAACGAAAGCTGGGCGCACGTCTGATGGCTAATCAAATATACTGCCCTCTGGACACGGTAAAAAATAAGGCGGTCAGCTTGAATGAGATTGACGGACAGGCAAAGAACATGAAGATGCCCCTATATATCCGCTCCGCTGCCGGAAAGAATGTGGCGTGGATGAAGGCTCAGGCTCTCCGTAAAAAGGCTCAGGTCATCTTCGTAGACTATCTTCAACTCATCCATGAAACAGGTGCAAAGGACAGATATGCCGCCATTACAGCCATATCCATTGCCTTACATGAGTTGGCGCAGACCACAGGCATTGTCGTAGTGGCATTGGCACAGCTTAATCGAAACCCATCCAAGCCCGGAGCAACGCCTACTAACTCCGACTTGCGAGAAAGCGGACAGATTGAACAGGACGCAGATGCAATCATTCTTCTGTCCGGTGATAACCCCGACAAGTACCTGTTCCGGCTAAGCAAGAACAAGGAAGGCGAGATAGGCGACCTTCCCATTACGTTTAACAAGCAGATTCAACGGTTCCAAGAGTATACTTGGATGGATTGAGCACATGGGCTGTCAGCAATGGCAGTCTTTTGTTTTTTCAAACTCCACGAGAAAGCCTGTTTTAAGGCGTTTTGGATGCTAGGCGATAACTTTATCGACTTAATTGCAAAAACGCGCCACAGACGCTCGTAGACGGCTCTCCGTTGATGCTGATGGCATATCTCAAGCTAAACCATACGATTAGACCGATGCAGAAGCAGGAAAAACGGCTTTTCACGGCCAGACATGAAAGTTATCGGGTCAATCAGAAAAACGCGCCAGACAGGCTCCTACACGCCTTTCCAGCGATGATAGCAGCTAGATGAGCGGATGCCAGCGACTATTCATCCAATCACAGAGCTGATTGAGACGAAAGCAAGGTGTGCGAGACGAAAAAACGCTTCGATTATCACTTTCGGAAATGGCTTTCAAATTTTTGTCCCCTTTCCCCCTTGTTTCCCCTTTCCCCCTTTTGTCCCCCTCTTTCCCCTACAACCCCTATTACCCCCTATAATCCCCCTAACATCTTCCGTGCTCCCCCTTTCCCTCCCCGTGTGTTTAGCGCGTCCGCGGGCGTTATATGCGCGAGCACGCGCGTTGACGGAGCCGGGTGTGCTACGATAGTTCAAAAGTGAATAAATAACAGTTATGCGAAATTGCAAGCTGGTCACCATCTATCTCCAAAATCACGCCGTTAGCCAGCAGAGCAGACCGTAGGCGAGAACTGGCGTGAGGTTTGGGCTGGTGGATGGTCTGCGACTATTTCACATGGAGAATTGACTTCATTTTGCAGTTGGTTGAATATGTAGAAATGTTGCATAACTGTATGAGCGGTTGATTGCAGATTGAAAGCGTCTGACCAGCCGCATAGTCTTATTTGATAGTTAAAAGTATTGAGGTATTTGCCGAATGGATAATCCTAGTTGGCTGGTATGATATGATTGCAGTTGTCGGTAATTAAACCTGAGAAGAACGAGCCGAATTGGATGATACGACTATTCCAGCGGAATAATAGTTAAAAAGATTGAGCAATTGTCTGCGACTATTATAATAAGTACGATTGTTAAAGATTTTGAGGTAATGCGATGAGAATTAAAATTGACAGGTGTCGAGACACATATTGATTTTTGGGGAGGTCGGATGACTTAGCGACTATCGCACCTCTCTTTTCTTAAAAGACGAACGACTATTTCACACAAAAAATACACGACTATTTGACGGTAGTTCGCAAGAAAACGCTACGACTATTGCTCGCTCTTATTGGCTATCGGGCGAAAGCCCGAAAAAAATGCGGCGAGAGCCGCCAACGGTTCCGCGCCGCCCGCCGCTGGCCCTGTACAGGTGGAGACGCTGACCCATCAGCAGGTGCGCCGGGTGCAGCACTTGCCAGAGATCCACGCACGGTAGGAGCTGACCCCGCCGGGCTGGCATGGTCTGCGATATGCTGCACCGGCTGGCATGGATCCATAATAGGGACGTACCCTTATATATACCTTATTATAATAGGCGGCTGTGCTGAGCTGTACAGCGTCCGGGCGTGACGCTTGTATTTGGGTATGCGCTGGAGGTGCTGCGGCGCTGTGATATGCTCCAGCGTGGCGCAGGCGGCGTTATATCCGCTTTTGCCGGTCTGGTATTGTGGGCGGTTAAATGGGGCAAATCTCAGGAAAAGCCGCTGTAAAGCCCTGTGCGCTGTTTTGCGGCATGTGCGGTATAGTTGCATGGACGGCGCAAAACTCGCTGTAAACGCTTGTATATGGATGCATTGCAGCAGGGCAAAATAAAAGCCCGGCCACATCGTGACCGGGCTTTGATAGATTTGTGGTAAGGATTAGTAAGCGTAAATTTTTTCTTTTTTGGGGTTTGCGGCATTCCATGCGGTTACGAGCTGCTCCGGAGTAATGTCGTGCCCGGCAATGTGAATGTGTGCATCATCCGTCCCGAAAATGTTTACCATGACAGCAGCGCCGTGGACGATATTTCCCGGCATGTCCATGCACATAATATGCAGGTATAGAGCAAAAAGTTCTTTGTCGCATTCGGCGCTGATTGCTTTTTGAGCGGTCAGATCGCTGTCCGGGGATCGCTTAATAGTCAAAGGAACGGACGGAGCAATGGGCTCTTTTGCCCACTGCTCTCCGGTGTCATAGATGTGCTGCCAGTGGTCATAAATCTCATCAAATGCTTCCTTGAACTTATACGGAGCACGGCGATAAATGGTATCTACCAACTCAGGGCAGGCAGTCTTGACTGCATCACGGACGGAAAAAGTACTGTACATCATAAAAAACCCTCACTTTCTGGGGCTTTTGCCCTTTTTCACAGTATATCATATCGCAAGCCCCAAAAACAGGACTTGCAAAAATATTTTTGCCCTTTTGGGCTGGGGCGGGGTTGCTTTACGGTGCAACCCTGCTAAAGTGTCCGATCGGTGTCACTTGGATGCTTTAAACAGCGCCGAGAAAAACCAGAAGAAAAACAGGATACAGGATAATATCATTTTGTGATTTCCTCCCAATCGTAAGTATACCAGACGCCAAAGTGACAAAAAGCGCCTTTTGTGGTTGCGCTACACTCAGCAGCAACGCGGCCATTAATAACAACCAAACACATATTGATTCCCCCATCAAACCACGCTAAAACGCTTGTAAACGGTCTTTTTGCTGCACTCAGCATAAATATCCGGGTGCGCGGCCTGTAAAAGCTTGCTATCAAGCCGGACGGAAGAAACATCCTTGTAAATGGCCTTTGCCGTGCCCTGCACCATTTCGGGTGCGCCGTGCATCATGGCGATTATTTCAGCCTTTACGGCATCGTTCATTGCTTCAAGCTCTTCAATGAGCCGTTTATTTTCGCGGTATGCGTTCACTTTTTCCTCGAATGTCGTCATTTTTTATACCTCCATAAAAAGATGTAAGGCGGAATTTGCTTTTTTGTGCCGCTCAAAATCAGCCTGCGTACCGTGCCCAAAATTAAAGGCACCTGTAATGCGTTCTGCGTCCCATACACTGTAAGCGCCGGCACGAATAGCGGCTTTTACGTTGCCGCGATACTCTGTAGCAAGTTCCGGCCTGTAAATATCGATTGTCATTTTTTTGCCCTCCTCAGCTGTTTAAAAAAGCAATCATAACCAACGCGCCGGAGATCATGCCGCCCACGTACCAGAGGGCTGCCCACTGGGCAAAGTCAAGAGTTACCATTTTTCATACCTCCGTATTTTTGCCGTTTGGGTTAATCCAATCATTTTGGATATCGTACCGCTTGCAGTAGCGGTAAAGGTTAATCAGCTGCACAAAATCGCCAGCACTTATATATGCTTCGTTGTCCGGTGCATCAAGGGAACAAATAAGGGTCGTCCCATTGTCCTCACGCTGCACAAGTTCCAATTTTCTGCCATTGTTTACTTCAAATACAAGTTTGTTCATACGTTGCACACCTCCTGAACAAATTCCATCTGCAAGCTGTGCAGGTGCGTTGCCAGCTCTTCAGCGTTCCACAAATCCCGGCGCATTTCCCGCGCCCGCTTTTCGTAGCGGCTGACCGTTTCGCGGTCGGGCTTGATGTTTCCAAATGGACGGTACCCGGTGCAGATTGCAACGCCTGAGGTGATTGGGTAAATATCCGCGTTCCAGCCATATACGCCGGCGGTGTAGGCGGCGGGGCCGTCCATGCTGAGCATATTCTGCGCATCGCAATAGCCTACTTGGATAATGGTCGGGTACTGGGATTTAATATCCCGCATGGTTCTTTTTGCTTTCATGGTTTTGCCTTCCTGTTTTGTAACGATATTGTGGTTGATTTTGTTTCCATGTTTCCATGTTTCCGTGTTCTGATTATATTATACACGAATCCATGGAAAAGTCAAGTTGCACAGGCAACACTTATACACGTTTGCATGGAAAATATTTTGCATCCGAAAAAGTGTAGTTTGCCGGACACGTTGCCCGCCTTCCAGCGCCGCCACCGTCTCGATCGCCCAGCGTGTCCAGCGTCCGGGCGTGTGTGCCTTGCCTTGCGTGGTCTGCCTTGCATCTGGCACGGCCTGCGCTGCTGCCTGTGATGTGCAGTCCGTCCGGGTGCGCTGGAGTGGGCAGGGGTACCGGCGGGGTATATAGCCGCCGCCCAGCCCCGCCCGGTGAGTAGCGCGAAAAATCTCCAAAATAAAAAAGGCGTTTTCCCTACCTACCACCCCCCTCTTTTCTGCGCAAATCACCCCACCCCCTATTGTCAATCTCAAAAATTCCGCGCAAAAATAAAAAGACCCCTACAAAGGGCCTGTGTTCTGTGCTATACTTGCCTTACAAGCCTTGAAAGGGAGGAATCTGTAAAATGAAAAAGCCGATTTATAAACGCTGGTGGTTCATTCTGCTGGTTATCTTCGTATTCCTTGCATATCTTGGAAGTTCAACGAGTAGTTCTAGCAACGTAAAGGAAGGATTTGAGGAAGGCTACAAGGACGCAACGGCATCGTCTAGCAAAGCAACCTCTGAATCCGTTTCGTCCTCTGCTACGGTATCTGATTCGTCCGTAGCCGATGAAAGCAAAGCAATGAAGTCTTTCTTGAAGCGGAATAAAGAAGTGAACGAAACCTTTGCAAAGAACCTTGCAGACGCACTGGATTCGACTGGTCTTGGCTATACGCTGGATGATATAAACTGGTTTGAACAGACGGCTGATTGGGCTGCTGGTAAGCGTTATAATGCTCAGGTCGATATGAAGGATTACATTCAGATTGCTACAATTGGCGATGAAATCTATTCTATCAAGAACACTCAGAACAGCGAGACGGATAATTACATCTATAAGAACGAAAGCCTGAAACCGGACGCTGGCGATGTTCCCGATGGGTCTATTCTGCTGACAGATGGCGACCTTGGCGATTACGGAAAAGAAGCAACCACAAAAAGCGGCTATGAGTATGTTCGTTACATCATCCCTGCTGGAAACTATACAGTCGAGAACAAAGCGAAGGAATCTATGATTTTTGTTGTGTCGGATTCTAACTCCGATGATGTAAGCGCAACGCTTCAATTAAAGAGCGCTGACGAGAAAGGTAGCCTGACTGTTAAGAGTGGCTATCATATTGAATTGTCCATGTACTCACAGGTTATCTTAACTCCTGCTAAATAACGCAAAAAGCCAGCGGCTAGATGCTCTCTAACCACTGGCTTTTCTTATGGGCTATTTACGATTTAAGTGTTGGAAACATGATAGGAGCGCTGACTTCTTCCTTTTCCCTGAGAATGTCGAGCAAACAATCATTGTATCCCATTGAATAGCTGTCCTCGCAAAAATGTTGTACGGACGTTGCTAGTGCTACACTTACAACTTCTCTTGACCGCTTATCCTCTGGCATGATGATTTCTAATGCCTGATTAAGGATTTCATGGCTTTTTTCTAAAACGGCTTTGTGCTCTTCATTCTCAGCTTGTAGCCGAAACATTTCTTCCGAGTAGTCCATCAGCACGTCTCCATTCTGATTTGCTCGCCAACAGGCAGATAGCCCGCTTCTTTAAGCTTGCTATAAATGAACTTCTGACCGGCTCTCGTCCAGCGGGTGACCTCTTTCGTCTTGCCGTTCGGCAGCTCGATCGGATGCCCGACAACGTATCCGTTTCCAAGATACTTCTGGTAAGGAATCCACTGTTTGTTCACAGTATGTTGGATGCCAAGACCTCTAAGAATCTGGTTCAGCTTTCGTGCGCTCATGCCGTAGTTCATGGCAATCTGCGTGGTAGTCAGGCTTTCATCTGAAAGCAGCATTGCCTTTGCGTAGTCGGAATCAGGCTTCATTTTGGCGTTTTCCGCTTCCAGAGCCTTTACTTTCTTACGCTCCGTGTCGATAACACTGTTGGCAGCGATCAGAGCGCGGCTCAACAGCATCTCTGTTGATTCCGGCTCCGGGTTGGTAAGCTTCTGCTCCATCTGATTGAAAGCGTCAATGTACTTGAGTTTCCATTCAAGGGCTTCCTTGCCGGTGAATCCCATAGCAAGGAGCGTAAATCCATCGCGATTCATCAGATACATGGGGTAAGACTTGCCAGTACCGGCAGTGTAAGTGGTTTTGAAGAACATCTGGGTCACGGCTGAATTTTCAGCGCTGATGTTTTCGATGCTCTGAATAACGTTGCGGTGCTCTTTCCCGAAGTTCTCTGCCACTTCACGGCTGGACACGACAACCTGTCCGTTTTCGCTGATAAGATTGATAGCACATTTAACCTTTTGTTCCATAAAAACTCCTATGGTTCTTGCGGAACAAGCCAATTCCTGCTATAATAAGGCTGGAACAGCTTGTTCCAGTGGTTTTGATGATACGTTCGCTAAAGTTTGCCGACCCAAGCGGACGTATCATTTTTCGTTTTCATTGGCAGAATCCATCGGATGCAGCGCAAAGAACGCTTCACGGAACGCGGCAGAGATGGACACCCGGTTCTTGATGCAGTATTCCTGCAAGCTTGCAAACTGCCGCTCCGTCACGCTGATGGTAACGGTGTGACCGTAACGCTCTGCGTAAGGACTACTCATACACATTCACCCCCTTTCGTTTTGCTGTGCAATAAGTGTAACTGCAAAATATCTGAATGTCAATCAAAAATACACTAGATATTGTGTCGGCTAGTGTTGACATCAGATTTTGCCGTTCTTTTTGGCTGCTCCCGCTTCGTACCCTGCCCGGTAGTTCAGCTCGGACAGCTTGCCCAGCGCTTCTGCGTACTCCCTGTCCTCGCTGGTCGGCTCTTTTCCGTGCGCAAAGGTTTTCAGAAATTCTTCGGTTTTCGTTGGAAAGTTCATGTTTTTTCTCCTAACTCTTGCGGAGAGCAGCCCTTTTTGGTATAATAGATTCCGAAAAGGGAGACTGCCCCCTTGGTGGTTGCAGGTTCTCGTTTCGTGATGTGGATAAGCTATCAGCGTGACCGTCCAAAGTACTCGCTGGTAGCTTATTTTTTTATGCCTTGATGTTCTCAACATAGGATGCTACCCACTCGATACCCATGCGGATAACATCAACCTTTGAGATGCCCAATGCCTTTGCGCTGCTCTCCATGCTTGCGATCTGGCTCTCTGTGAGCCGGGTACTTATCATGCGCAGCTTATCACGTTCCGAGGTTTCTGCTCGTCTTGCCAAGCCTATCACCTCGCTTTCGCTGGAACAAGTATAAAGCGTGAAAATATGCTTGTCAAGACCTAAAGTTTTACGGAAATGAAGTTTGGCAGAATTACTCCTTATTATAGAAAATTTTCTACCTGATTGTGATTAACTAAGTAAACATCCTTATACTACTCTAGTATGTATAAATACATACTAGAGTATATTTATATAATATATAAAAACAAACGCTTGACATTTCCATGAAAACATGGTAACATGGATGCAGAAAAAGAGCCGTTATAAGAAAGGGAAAATTAAAATGACTGTCACCGAAATCATTAAAGACATTATGATTAAGAGCCGCCCTCCTAAAACGATGGAAGTTCTTGCTAACGATATGGGTTACAAGTCTGCTTCTGGCGTTGGAGAACGTTTGAAGGGCAACAATATGTCTGTAAAAAAATTATGCGAATTTGCAGAAGCACTGGATTACGAAGTCATTCTTAGGCCGAAAACAACGAAGGAACTGGATGAATATTCCTATAAAATCAAAATTGACAAGTAACGGGTGATTGCAATGCGTTATTTCTTAGCGAGAGTGTCGAGCAAAGAGCAAAATCTTGCGAGACAGCTTAAAATCGCACGAGATCGGTTCGACATCCCGGACGAGAATGTATTTTGTGATAAAATGACGGGCAGCAGCTTTGATCGCCCGCAATATAAACGATTGAAAGAGACTGTCAAGGCTGGGGATGAAGTCATCGTTAAGGAATTTGACCGATTCGGGCGTGACAAAGACGAAATGAAGCGAGAACTTCAATGGTTCAAAGAAAAAGGCGTGATTGTTCGCATTCTCGACATTCCGACCACGCTTATTGACTTCCAAGACCAGACATGGGTGCTGGAAATGGTAAACAACATCCTTATTGAGGTTTTGGGCGCGGTAGCTGAACAGGAGCGCAAGAAAACCAAGCAGCGTCAGGCAGAGGGTATAGCTGCCATGCCTATTGTTGATGGCAAAAGAGTGTCGGCGAGAACAGGCCGTAGCTTCGGCAGGCAGGAAAAGCAAGTTGACGAACAGCAGTTTGAAAGCCTATTAAAACAACAGCAAAAAGGCGAAATTACCGTGAAAGAGTGCTGCAAGCGGCTTTGCATCGGAAAATCTACTTGGTATGAACGTGCTGAAAGATACGCAAATAAAAATAGCGGCAGCCCAACCACAAGCCACCGCTAAGAGTACACCAAACCAACCAAAACAGGAAAAAGAATGGTGCAACCACAGTATACCATTCTTTTGGAGGAACATCAATATGAGTAAGAAACAAAAGATGGATTTAACTGAAAAGCTAGAAAATATTCATGGCGGTAATTTGATTGTTCAAGATGGAACAACAAAGCTGCGTTCAATTTTTGATTTTGTGAAATACGAAGAATTGTTTGCTTTTGTTGAAGGATGCAAATTAGCAAACTCCATTCTGATTTTTGAAAATGAAGGATTGACCATTAAACCAACTGAATCAAACTTAGGGCAGAATATCCAGTTGGCTATGTATGCCAGCATTTGCGAAGATAGCACGATGGTAAAACAATATCTTGATTACATTATGAAAGTTGGTTGTAATGGCAAACGTGAGCCGACATTATATAAAGAATGACGCTGCCAAGCAGCTTGGCGTGACCCGCCAGACATGGTATCGGATTGCTGAACAGAACAGGTGAAAGGAGCAAGAGCCTATGGATAAGTGGAACAACAGAAACTCGTATGATTGGCTTGCAGGAGCGGTCGTTGGGCTGCTTACCGGGTTCTTCATCGTAGTTGTGGTTGCGAGGTGCGTCCTGTGATATTTTCAGTTGACGTTGTTCGCAACCTAGAATAAAACCAAGCAAGAAAGGGGAAATAGCATGAAAACCGTAAAATTGTCAGAGCAGAGTTTGAAACTCATTGAAACGTTGTGCGATTACACCGATAAGCCCGATATTCTCAATGCCATCGCAGACGCCTTGTACTACGATGCGGACGAGCTGAAACGTAGGCTCAACCAGCTTGCAGAAGAAGTCAAATAAACTGAGCAGCCCATTTATTAATATGGATTTTAGCAAATAATTTTCCGAAAGCAGCATTATAAAACCGAATATTTGATTTTTGTGCAGTTGTAGGCACTCTTTACATTTTCAGGTAGGGGGTGCCTATTTTTTTATGCAGCCAAAGCAGTGTATCGCCATCATTGACAGCATCAAAGCGTATGCAAAGCAGAATCCAACCGAAGCGCAGGTCTACGAGGACTGGTTTCAGGCGGTGGTGAACCTGAGAGACGCTCTTCCGAAAGACAAGCGGTTCGATGCCTACAAATACTCTGGTGAGCTGCGTTCTGTCTGTGCAGCCATGATGGGTAAGATGAAAACAGGCGAGGACGTGGCGAAAGTCTATGACATTATCGGCCGGACGTACCTGTTTGAAGCAAAAGATGTGTTCGACAGCTATTGCATCTACCTTGAATGGAACCGTGCGCCGGAAAAGAAGTTTTATCAGCCGAGACGTAGGGTTCTGAAAGTGCTGGCGGATGACCTGGAAGACTTGTTTTATAAGCGAATTGACTTCTTAGGAGTTAGTCTACCCGCTCGCGTTGGCAAGTCCACGCTGTGCATCTTCTTCATTACATGGCTGATGGGCAACCGCCCTGACGTTGCATCGGTTATGAGCGGACATTCTGACAAGCTGACAAACGGCTTCTACGGCGAAGTGCTGTCCATCATCACCGACCCTGTTACTTACAACTGGGGCAAAATCTTCCCTGACGTTCAGCTTGTGGACAAGAGCGCAAAAGACGAAAGTGTTGACCTGAACCGAAAGAAGCGTTTCCCCACCCTGACCTGTCGCTCAATCGGCGGTACGCTGACTGGTGCTGTTGAAATTGGCGAGGGCGGCGTTTTGTACAGCGATGACCTGATTGAAGACTTGGAGGAAAGTCTGAACGTTGAGCGTCTGAACAACAAGTACGATGCCTATTTGAACCAGCTGAAAGACCGCAAAAAGCAAGGCGCATTAGAGCTGATGGTAGGTACGCGCTGGAACGTGCTTGACCCTCTGGGACGCATCCAAAACCAGTATGCAGACAACCCGAAGTACCGATTCCGTGTGATTCCTGCGGTAGACGAGAACGGACACAGCAACTTCAATTATGACTACGGTGTGGGCTTTGACGATGCCTACTATGCCGATATGAAAGCCAGCATTGACGATGCAACATGGTGGGCAAAGTACATGGGCAAGCCCTATGTGCGTGAAGGCCTGCTGTTCCCTGCCGATGAACTGCGGTATTTCAACGGCGTTCTGCCTGATGGAGAGCCTGATCGCAAGCTGATGGTCATGGATATTGCATGGGGCGGCGGTGACTTCACAGCCTGTCCTATCGCTTATGTGTACGGTGATGCTGTGTTCATTCCTGACCTTGTGTTCAACAACGGTGACAAGACCGTGACCAGACCGGAAGTCGTGGGAAAAATTATCCAGCACAAAATCAACGTGGTGCGTGGCGAAGCCAACAACGGCGGTGACGAATACTGTGACGTGGTAGACAGCCAGCTTCGGCAGCAAGGCTATCACTGCTCTGTCCGCAGTCAACGTGCGCCCAGTGGTCAAAGCAAGCTGTCAAGAATCATTCAGTATGCGCCGGACATCAAACGATTCTATTTCCTTGACGAGAAACACCAGTCGAAAGAGTACAAGGCGTTCATGGAACAGGTTACGATGTTCACGCAGCTTGGCAAAGTTCCGCACGATGATGCACCGGACAGTCTGGCACAGCTTGCCGATGAATTGTACAACGGAATCAGTAAAATTGAGCCTGTCAAGAGGCCTTTTTGATTAAAAACACAATATATTGTGTTCGCTGGGTCTATTTATTTGATTTCACCACTTGACAAGGCTTATAATGTACACAGGAAGTTTTGCCGCTTCCCTTAAAGGAATAGCTTACACGCGGGGTTTTGTCATTTTTACTCGCGTGCGTGTCAACAAGCATATTCCTCCTTTCACCGGCGAATGCTTTTCACTCTTTCCATTCGCCGGATTTATATGTTGCGGTCCCTGCTGGTTGGGAATGTCAGCCTGTCTCCCCCATGGCTGGCAAGCAACGGTTCGATTCCGTTACGCAGCACAACCATCTTCTTTGCATGGATTTATTCCCCAAAACCTCCACCGCTATTCCCGGCTCTCGATGCAATTGGTTAGGCATGACATTGCAAAGAGCAGCGGTTAACCAATCAAGCCGGGTTTCTATGTTGCATTAGCTCAGTTAGGCTAGAGCATCCGGCTCATAACCGGACATACATTGGTTCAAATCCATTATGCAGCACCAAAATTGCAGCCGACCCGTTGACTGTCCGTCAAACTGAATGTAAAGGCTGCAATGGTTTTCTTCTGGCGAAGAATAGCACGGCTGGAAGTGCGAACAGTTTCCCAGCAGCTTCCAACAGGTCTGTGCTCAACAGCCTGTTTCCAGAAATCCAACGAAAGGAGCACAGATGGTAGCAAAAGTCAGATGCAAGCGTCCTCGAAAAGACGCAAATGGCAATCCGTGTGATTGCGGACGTTATCTTGGCGAAGTGGAAGGTAAGTTCTCCCTTCTGTGCCCTCTTTGCCATTGGATTACAATTGGAGATTCCAACCTTCCAAAAGATACATGGGTCTCCGTACCAAAGTTTAAGAACTGAATAGCTTTTGAAGCGCAGTTGTAAGCGCAGTGAGATAGGCCTTAACAGGTTTGTCTTGCTGCGCTTTTTATTTTGCCGGAAAGGAGGAACACATGGCTGAGTATCAGATAGTTGTTGACGGCTTCTTGGATGAGCCGCTGACCGGGCGTAGACCGATTGAAACGCCGGAGACGGAAATCAATCAAGCGAACGTGCTGAAAGTGGTCATGGGCAATGCAGACCCTATTCATCTGCTGAACAAGAATGAGATTCGCTTTCTGCACAACTACTACTTGGGTAGCCAGCCTGTCCTCGAACGCACGAAGGAGTACCACGCTGAAATCACAAATCGCATTGTGGAGAACCATGCCAACGAGTGCGTAGGATTCTACACAGGTTACATGAGCGGTACTCCTTGCTCTTATGTGCGGTCTGAAACGGCAACAGGTGACGGTGAGGAAATCGCCCGCCTGTCCAACGCCTTGCAGTATGAGGGCAAGGACGCGCTTGATCGGCGGCTCTGGCAGTGGATGCTGGAGTGCGGGCAGGGATACCGCATTGTTCTTCCTGACAAGGGGTACAACGGTAACTACCCGGACGAAACGCCCCTGTTGGTGGATGTTCCCGACCCAGACATGGCGTATGTGATTTACAACTCCGGCATTGGTCACAAGCCCATCGCCAACGTGCTGCACATCCCACGCAATTATCAAAATGACTTGAACGACCTGATTTGCGTGTATACGCCAAACCAGTACTTTGAAATCGACAACGGCAAGGTTACGAAAACGGAAAACCATTCCCTTGGAATGTTGCCGATGGTCGAATACAAGCTGAACCCGGAGCGGATGGGTCTGTTTGAACCGGCTATTCCTGTGCTGGACGCTATCAATGACCTTGAAAGCAACCGTTTGGACGGTGTGGCTCAGTTCATCCAGTCCATCATGGTGTTTACCAACTGCCTTGTGGACGAAAATGCTCTAAAGCAGGTCAAGGAACTTGGTGCAATGTGCCTGAAATCCACTTCTGGTCTGCCTGCTTCTGTTTCTCAGATTGCAAACGAGCTTGACCAGCAGCAAAGCCAGACCTTGCTTGATTCTATGTTGAACGTGTACCGCAGCCTGACTGCCATGCCTAGTGCCACCGGCAGCGAGAATGCAACGTCCGACAACGTGGGCGCAGTTATCGTCCGTAACGGATGGAATCACACCGAAGCGAGGGCGCAGCAGTACGAGAATATGTTCAAGTATGCTGAACGCAAGAGCCTGTCTGTAATGCTGAAAATCTTGCGTGACACGGCTGGTTCTAAGCTGATGGCAAGTGACATCAACATCAAACTGCCACGCCGTCAGTACGATAACCAGCAGAGCAAGGTTCAGATTTTCGCACAGATGATTCAGCAGCCGATTGACCCGCAGCTGGCGTTCACTACGCCCGGTCTGTTCCCCGACCCGCAGGCTGCTTATGAGATGAGCAAGCCCTTCCTAATTGCCGCTGGCAAGCTGGGCGAGGATGGGAAAGCACCGAAGCCGCAGGAGCAGCCGACAGACCATATTGTTGACGCTAACAAAATGGTTGGCAAACAAGCCGAGATAAAAAACGGAGAAAAAAATGGTGAAACAGGCTCTTCATACTGACGATGAGATTTCCAATGTGATGCTTCTTCTCTCAAAAATGAGAGAAGAATGTGCCGATGATGGCGAGTATACAAAAGAAAAAAAGCACAAAGCTATCGATTGGGCTCTGTACGGGCTTGGCAATATTCCAGTAACCGACTAAAAATCATCCCGAATTTTCGGGCTGATATATTCCGGCAGGGAAGCCGGGATATAAATTTCGCAGCGTTGCAGGGAAGCAACGGTAAAAAAACGCAGGAGGAAATTAACGATATGAAACTCAATGTGTTGCTTGGTGATGCCTACAAAGAGGGCATGACCGCCGATGAAATCATCTCTGCGCTTGAAAAGGTTGCAGACCCCAGCGCAGAGGTTGAGAAGCTGCGCAACGCCGTGACGAAAGCCAACGGCGAAGCTGCTGAGTACAAGAAGCAGCTCAAGGCAAAGCGTACCGATGACGAGAACGCCGTACAGGAACAGGCTGACAAGCTGGCAGAGATGCAGAAGCAGATTGAAGCCCTGACTGCCGACAAGGAGAACCTTGTCAAGGAAAAGACCCTTGCATCTTACCGTGAGAAGTTTGTTGCACAGGGTTATGACGCTGAACTGGCTGGCAAGGCTGCGTCTGCACTGGCTGACGGTGACATGGACAAGGTGTTTAAGTTCCAGTCGGAGTTTATGACCGCCCATGACACGGCATACAAGGCTTCTCTGCTGAAGGATATGCCCACACCTCCGGGTGCGGATGGCAAGGGCGGCTCTGACAGTGAGGGCGTGGCGTTTGCCAAGAGCCTTGCAGCAAGAAAGAATGCCGAAAATAAGGCATCGAGTGACGCACTGAACGCTTTCCATTAAGGAGGAAAACATGAAGTATACCACTACTCCGGTATCGGCTCCTGAAAGCACTATTCTGGCTGCTGATACCTACGTTGCCATTCCCTTTACTGTGACCGAAACCGATGTTGTAAAGGCTGGCTATCCCATGGCAAAGACTGGCAAGAAGGCTTCTGCCACTACTGGAACTTCCGATGCAGCGGTTACCGATGCGATTGGTATTCTGCTGCACACCGTTGACCCGTCCGTCAACCCCAACGGCGCACTGCTGATTCAGGGCGTTGTTGACCAGAAAAAGGCGAAGGCAAGTTCTGGCTTTTCCTTTACTGCTGATGACGTTGCCGCTCTGCACAAGGCTGTTCCCGCAGTCTTTTTCCGTGACAACATCGGCACCAATCTTTAACGGAGGTAAAACGTATGGATTTTCAGAAATATTTCACTTCCGATGCACTTGCTGAGTATTGGACGAACGATGTTACCAACGCGCAAGCATTCGGTTCTGATGCCCTGTTTCCTCCGCGCAAGAAAGCCGGTCTGGAGCTGAAGTGGATTCGCGGTCACAAGGGCGTTGGCATCTCCCTGATGCCAAGTGCATTTGACACGAAGGCGACCTTCCGTGAGCGCAAGGGCTTCAAGATGTCTGAGACTGAAATGCCGTTCTTCCGTGAGGGTTTCCACATTGACGAGAAAGACCGCCAGATGCTGATGGAGATTCAGAACAGCAAGAGCACTTTTGCGGAGGAAATCATCAGCCGAATTTTCGATGATGCCGCAGACCTTATTACGGGCGCTCGAATTGTTCCTGAACGTATGGCGTGGCAGTTGCTTTGCCCGGAAAACGGCAAACCCGGTATCACTATCAAGGCAAACGGCGTGAACTACATCTACGATTACGACCCGGATGGGACTTGGCAGGCAAAGAATTATAAGGCTCTTACCGGCAAGGCAAAGTGGGACGTTACCACCTCTACTCCCCTTACCGATTTCGCTACCGCAAAGGATGCAATCGCTGCAAATGTTGGCGAAACCATCACTCGCGCCTACATGAACACCAACACTCTGAATAAGATGATTGCTTCTGACGAGGTGAAAAACCGTTTCATGACGGTTACGGCAAAGTCTATTGCTGTTCTTACCCAGAGCGAAGCGCGTGCTCTGATTGAGCAGACTACCGACATCAAGATTCATCTGTTCGACAAAATGTATCAGCCTGAAGGCGGTGGCGATTCCGTCAAATATATCCCGGATGGCTATGTTGTTCTGGTTCCTGATGGTAAGGTCGGCGAGATGTGGTATGGCACTACTCCCGAAGAGGCAGACCTCCGTGCGGGCATGACGAACGCTTCTGTTTCTATCGTGAACAATGGCGTTGCTGTCACCACCATTAAGGAACCTCACCCTGTAAACACCAACATCATCGCATCCGAAATTGTCCTGCCGTCCTTCCAGAAGATGGACGCTGTGTACTGCATCAAGGCTTACTAAGGCGAAAGGAGGAAAGCAGCATGGGAGACCAGTATTCCGAAGCGGCAGTCAAACTGGGGCAGTACATCGCCCCTGCACTTGACCGTGAAATCACGGACGAGGACTACTCACTCTTCGACCTGCTGCTTGATTTCGCCAAAGACAAGATATTTGCACAGGGCTACCCCTTCGGTAACAAACCAGACGAGCTGCCCTTGCAGTATCAGTCGTTGCAGATACGCATTGCAGCGGAACTGTACAACCACATCGGCGCAAACGGACAGACGAGCTACACCAACAATGGCATTACTCGTGTGTGGGAAAGCTCCGATGTGGCGCAGTCCCTGCTGAATGAAGTGGTTCCGAGAGTAGGTGTTATCGGCTGATGTTCAATGGAAGCCCGCTGGATAAGCGCCCGCTGTGGTATTCGAACCCGGTTGGCGAGAAAACGCCTGTCGTGGACGAGTGGGGGAACGAAACTGGCGAATCCGCATACGAATCGTGGAGCGAACCCGCAAAACTGATGCTGAATGTCAGCCCTCCTACTGGTTCTGCGGAAGCAAACCCTTTTGGAGCGTTCACGGATTACAGTTACGTTGTCAGTTCGTCCAGCAAAAAGCGTAACACACCGCTTTATGAAGGTACGCGCGTCTGGTTTCAGACAGACGTTTCAAAGCCCTTCAATTACACTGTGGTCAAGGTCGCAGAGCATATCACAGACACGAAGTATGCACTGAAAGAGGTGGCTGCAAGTGAAAATTAAAGTGAGGTTGAGCGATGCCGGACTTCGTGATGCGGAACGTCAGATACAGGAGTACAAGACCACCCTGAATAAAAAGGCGCAGGAGTTTGCAAAGGCACTAGCGCAAAAAGGCATTGACGTTGCGACTGTGCGGTTTTCTAACGCACAGTATGCTGGCGACAATGATGTAACAGTTGAGCACGACCCGGTACAAACGCCAAATGGCTTTGCAATCGTAGCGCACGGGAAGGCGGTTGCGTTCATCGAGTTTGGCACTGGCGCACATCACAACGGATATGGCGGTGAACTACCGCCCGGTGTTGGGGCGCATGGCTCCTACGGCAAAGGGCAAGGCGCAAACCGCAGGTGGTACTACTATGGAGAATCTGGCAATGCCGGTACGCCTGTTAAACAAGTGGATGGCAAAGGTCAGTTGAATTACACCGATGGCAACGAACCAGCTATGGCTATGTGGGGGGCTGTTGAGGAAATGGCTTCTCAGGTCGAAGCAACGTGGAGGGAGGTTTGGAATAGTTGATTGATTATTTCAATTCTATCTTCACGGCTGTTGCTAAGGAACTACGAAAGCAAGTTCCCGGCATCTTTGTTACTGGTGAAATCAATGACAGCAACGTCAAAAAGTTCCCGTGTGTGCAGATAGAGGAAAACAGCAATCTTCCTGTACACATTGATTCTGCTGGTCACAGCAAGTACGCTGCCGTTTCCCTGCGCGTGCGGGTCTACTCCAACAAGAACGCCGGACGCATTGCAGAAGCACGTTCCATCGTTGGCATCGTGGATTCTGTTCTTGAACCACTTAAATTTTATCGCAAATCGTTTGCCCCGTTGAATGGGCTGTACAACAATTCCGTCTATCGGATTGATTGCAGCTACGGGGCAACAATCGGAGAGGACGGAATGATTTACCGAAACTAAGGAGGTAAACATTCTATGAGTACTGCTATCTCCGGTCTGAATACCACCCTGTATTGTGGCGACAGCGCAACCGCTCTGACGAAGCTGTGCGACATCAAGGATGTGCCCGACCTGATCTCCGAGCCGAACCTTCTGGATGCCACCACCCTGTCTGACCCTATGCAGGTCAACATCTTCGGCATCATTCAGAGCGACACCAAGTCCTTTACTGCCAACTACAACAAGGCTGACTATACGAAGGTCAAGGCCGCTGGCTATGATGAAACTTCCGAGAGCAACGCCGTGAAGTACTACGCCCTGAAGATGCAGGACGGCTCCGGCTTCACTTGGCAGGGTATGCATCAGGTTGGCTTGTCCGGCTTTGGCGTGGACGAGGTTGTGGAAATGACCATCAACTGTATCTTCACCAAGAAGCCTGAGTTCAGCGAGACCCTGACTGTCTCTGGCGGCTAAACCGCAAAAATCGAATCAATCAAACCGGGCAGAACTGAACAACGGATTTGGTTCTGCCCCTATTTATAAAGGAGAGCATTTATTATGGCTGCTAAGGTTATCAACTTTCATTCCCCCGATGGCAAGAACACTTATGAGCTGACCTTCACCCGTGATAGCGTGGAAGCCACCGAACGCGCAGGCTTTCAGATTGGCCAGTACACTCAGATGACCAACCTGCTGTCTAACTCCCGTGCCCTGTTCTACGGTGCTTTCATCGCACGTAACAAGGGTATCAAGCGCAAGGTCGTTGACGAGATGTTCCAGCACATCGAGGATAAGGAAGAGCTGATGGGCATTCTGCTTGAGATGTTCATGGACGCTTCCAAGTCCCTGCTGGCAACTGACACTGAGGACAAGACCGCAAAAAACGCAACGTGGGAGGTTGTGTAACTGCACAATCTCAGGAAACAGACAGAGAAGGAGAACCGTTCTCCTTTTCCAAGCTATTCCACGATGTAGAAGCCTATTACATCTCCATCGGCATGACCTATGACCAGTTCTGGTACGGCGATGTCTGGCTGGCGAAGGCCTACCGTGACGCAGAGGAGCTGCGGGAACGCAGAGCCAATGCTGAAGCGTGGAGAAACGGCTTTTACATGGCATCTGCGCTTTCTTCTACGGTTGGCAATATGTTCCGAAAGAAAGGGTCTAAGCCCATCAAGTACATGGATAGACCGATTCCTCTTACCCAAAAGGAGAAAGACGAATATGAATACCAACGCGCAGTTGAGGCGCAGGAGCGAATCAAGAGAATGATGTTCTCTATGATGGAAAGTGATGGTGGTAGTGATGGCTGATGTTGATATTACGAGCTTATCCGTAGAAATTTCTGCAGAATCGCAGGGTGCAGAGCTTAATATCGACAAGCTCGCTGCCGCCATTTCTAATTTGCGGACGAAAGGCAACGTGGCAAAGGTTTGCAGTAGTCTTGATAAGTTATCTGCTTCTATTTCCGCTCTTAAATCCGCATCTACTGGGCTGGACGGTCTTAGCAAAATCACGTCTTTTATGAACGGTCTTGCTAATGTAGACCTTACTCAAAGCGCAAAAGGCATCCGCTCTGTTGCTAATGCTTTGAACAAAATTTCGTCCGTCAATCTTGGAAACATGGATTTTTCAGGACTTGGCAGCAAGATGAACAGCTTGAAGAACGGCCTTTCCCCTATTTCTTCTATTAGCGATTCTTCCATTAAGAGTTTGCGTGGCGTAAGCAGTGCAATCAATTCCATTGCTAAAATCCCAAGCATTACAAAGAAGCTGGACTCTAAAACGCTTGATGATTTTGCGGAAGTTTGTAAGAAAGTGGCATCCGCTATTTCTCCACTCGCTTCCAAACTGGACAAGGTAGGGCGCTCTTTTTCTTCACTTCCATCTAAAATTAAAAGTGCTGTCAATTCTACAACCCGCTTTTCTTCGGCAAACCAGAAAGCAAGTACTAGCCTTTCAAGCTTGGCAAGCCAGTTGGAAGCCATCAAGAAACGTGCAGCACAGCTAGTTTCTCTGAAAGCTATTGCCACTTATCTTGCCAATGCCGTTACTAAGTTCAATGACTTTTATGAAGCAACAGACTTGTTCAATAACGCAATGGGCGAGTTAAGCGGTCAAGCAACAGAGCTTATCAATAAGATGGAATTTCTGCTTGGCATCGACCCGACAGAAGCAATGACAAACATTGCTACGATCCAAAGCCTTGCAACTTCGTTCGGCCTGGCAAGCGATAAAGCGTATATCTTATCCAAGAACCTGACCCAACTTGCCTATGACGAATCGTCCTATTGGAATAAAGATACCGCTACTACCTTTACCGCAATTGCTTCTGCTATCTCTGGAGAACTTGAGCCTATTCGCCGCTTGGGCGTTGACTTGTCTCAGGCACGGTTGCAGCAGGAACTTCTTGCTTTGGGCTTTAATAAACAGGTTTCTAGTCTGTCTCAGGCAGATAAGGCAGTTCTTCGCTACATCGCCATTATGAAGCAGACTACCAACATTCAAGGCAACCTCGCGCAGACCATTAGTAGCCCCGCCAATATGGTACGCATTTTGAAGTCTGAAATTTCGCAGCTTGCAAAGGCTGTAGGCCAGCTTCTTTATCCCGCATTTAAGGCGATTCTCCCCGTTCTGATTGCAGCAGTTGACCTTATCAAAGAATTTGTGGTCTCTCTTGCATCTGTGTTCGGGCAGAAAATTGAATTTACCGATTTTAGCAAGACACAGAAAGATATTGGCGGTGTAACCAGCGCTATGGATGACACTGCTGATGCTACGAAAGCGGCGGCGAAAGCGGCCAAAGATTATACGATGGGCTTTGATGAATTAAACATTATCGACCCTTCGCAAAATTCCGGCTCTTCTGGCTCTGGCAGTGGCGGTGCTGCTGGCAATCTGCTCGGCGACGTTGACCTCTCCCAGTATGATATGTTCAAAGATTATGCTGGAAGCGCTGTTGACGAGATTAAGGCAAAATTAAAATCTCTCGATTCTTTCCAAATCGGAACCCAAATCGGCGAACAGCTAAATAAACTTATGGGCATGATTTATAATGCCATCCATTCTATTGATTGGGCCTCGCTTGGAGCGTTTTTTGCAGATGGCGTTAACGGGCTCGTGGATTCTGTAGACTGGGATTTGTTTGGCCGATTACTTGCGGACAGATTCATCATCGAGTTTGAGCTTCTTGGTGGTTTCCTGTCTCAGCTTGACTGGACATCTGTGCTTAACGCCTTTATTGATGGCTTTTCTGGATTTTTTTACGAACTTTCAGATTGGATAGCAACAGTAGATTGGACTGGTGTTGGGAAGCAACTAACTGATAAGCTTTCTGATGCTCTTCAAAATGTTGAGATTGAAAAGCTTGCAAGAGTTTTTTTCAACTTTATTACTGATAGCATTAACGCTGTTTCTGATTTCTTGGCTGGCACAGACTCTTACCAGCTCGGTCAAGACCTCGTTGACTTTGCTATTAGGTCCGTTACTTCTGTAGATTGGGCCGGTCTAGCTCAAGCCATCGGTCGTTTCTTTGGCGAAGCATTCATTGAAGCACTCGACTTCATGGGCGGTCTAGTTTCTCGAATTGCCGATTATTTTGAAAAGAAAGTGGCAGAGGGGCCGTTCAATAATGTTGGCCTGAATATTGTCTACGGTATTTATTATGGCATTCAAGACGCAATCACGAATGTTGCTTCTTGGATTGTCGAAAATGTGTTCAATCCATTCATCAATGGCTTTAAGTCTGCCTTTGGAATCAATTCCCCATCTACCGTAATGGCCGAACAAGGCGGCTATATTATCGCTGGATTAAAGAAAGGCATTACCGATGCTATCTCTAGCGTAGCTGAAACCGCAAAGAAGATTCTTTCTGCAATCAAGAGTGCATTCGACAATTTTAGTCTTTTTGATATTGGCAAAAATCTGATTCAGGGTCTTATTGATGGCGTGAACAACATGATTGAAACGGCCAAAAACGCTGTTGCAAATGTTGGCAATGCAGTCATTGATAAGGTCAAGAATGTGCTCGGCATCCACTCCCCTTCTACTGTATTTGCGGAGATTGGCGGTTACATCGTTCAAGGTCTTGCAAACGGCATCAATGCTGCGTCTCCCTATGTTGAACAAGCTATGACCAATTTGGCAAACGTTGTTCAGCAGAAGGGCAACGAGATGATTGACTATGGCGCAGACGTTGCAAATGGCTTTGTTGATAACATGGTCAATACGTTTGACGCAAAGTGGAATGAAATCGACAACGGTCTTAAGAGCGACTTCATTGGCACGATTAAGGGCATGATTGATGCGGTCAAGAAAGGCGATATCCAAACCGTCGCCGAAAACACAGCAGCCATCATCTGGAAGGCGATGGGGGAAGAAAACCGAAAACAGGTCAAGTCTTATGCTTCCGACTTGGTTTCCAATCTTACCAGTGCTCTTAAGACCGTTGGTTCCAAAGCGTTTTCTTCTGCAAAACTTGTCGGAAAGAACATTTTGGATGGAATCACATCCAAGTTTGGCGAAATCTCCACGCAGGTCGTCGGTCTTGGAAGTAAAATTGCGTCCTCGTTTTCTTCTCTGATTGGACCAATCTCGGCATCCGGCAAGGCGATCAGTATTGGCCTTTCTTCTGGCGTTTTGAGTCAGTTCCCGTCTATCATCGCTGGCATTGCCGGGCTTATCGGTCAAATTGGAGCTGCATTTATGGGCATCTTGCAGACCATCGGCAGTGTTTTGACCTCTTTAGGTATTCCGACTGGTGTCATCATGATTGCTGGCGGCGTCGCAATTGCAACCGCCATCGCAGGAATTGTCGGAACGCTTGTTGGAAAGCACGGAACAAGCTCCAGCCCGTCCGTAGACAATAACTACTCGAGCTACCCTGGCACGAGCGATTATGATTCTGCTAACGGCTCTAGCACATCTGTTGGGAGCTATTATCCAAGTTCTTCCAATAGCGGAGCAAGCTCCGCAGAGCTCCGCAGCGCAGTCCACGACGGTTGCTATAACGCATTCCTTGACATCTTCCAGCGGTACGGAGACGAGCTTACCGGAGGGAAAGAGCTCAAGATTTACCTTGACGGAAAGCAAATCACTGCGTCCGTGGAAAAGCGGCAATCGGAGCGTGGGTTTCAGATTATGGGAGACGAAGTTTACAGCTACTAAGGAGGTTTACGTTTTATGCAATCTCTCGTCACAGTAAATGGCAGAGAGCTGCCTGAGCCTTCCTCCTACGACGCTACAACAAGCACTATAGTCGATTCCGGACGAAACGTACAAGGCAAAGTCGTTGGGTCTGTGGTGCGGCACGATGTTGCAAAGATTTCCCTAAAATGGAATTATCTTACCGCAAGACAGTGGGCGGACGTCATCGGGCCGTTCACCACAAACTTTTACTGCACTGTTCGGTTTTATAACCAAGCAACTGCAAGCTACACGACAAGGCAAATGTATGTTTCCGATAGAACCGCTGGAATGTGGAGGCGTTCCCCGTCCAACGGAAACGTTATGGGATGGGTCGGAGCGGCCCTTAGCCTCGTTGAAGTTTAAGAGAGGTGATTATTTATGGGCTTTCTGCCTTCCGACAAGTGGCTTGAACAATACGACAAGACACTCGTTCCGGAGATGTTTGTTCGCATCACTTACCACGTCTCTGACGATAAGGCGCAAGCAGACGCTATTGCCAGCTCTTCCAACCAGGCTTTATTCAGCAACACGTTGTCTGTCACAGACCTGGATTCTGCTTCTTTGGCCAATTATGCCACCGGAGAACCTAATTTGTGGGTCCTTGACGGGAGCAAACTTTTGGTCCCAGGTTCAGAGCCCTACGAGAACGCTGGGTATTTAAGCATGGATTGTGTTTCTGACACAAACCATCCGATTATTACTTTCTCTTTCAGCAAAACACACACTGAAAGAATCCCCGGAATTACAATCGTATGGTCGTCCGCTTTAAATGAATATGCAAAATCTTTTAAATTGACGGTCTATAACGGTAGCGAGCTTGTTGCAACAAAACAAGTTGACGACAACCAGTCTGTTGAATCCTCTGTAGATTTTGAGATTTCCGGATATGATTCAATCAGTCTGGAAATTTTAGAGTGGTGCATCCAGGGCCGCAGAGCCAGAGTGGAGCAAGTTGAATTTGGCCTGCGTGTCCAATTTAGCAAAGCGGATTTGCTTTCTTATACGCACGAATCAAAACGCGACCCAATTTCTGGGCAGCTTTCCAAAGATTCCGTTTCGTTTTCTGTTGACAACTCCGAGCAACGCTGGAACCCGGTAAATCCAGGTGGGCTTTATCGGTATCTTTATGAACGTCAGGAGATTTCAGTTCAGTACGGCATGGACATTGGAGATGCGGTCGAATGGATTGATGGAGGAAAGTTCTTTCTTTCTGGATGGACAATTCCGGCGAATGGCATAACGGCGTCGTTTGATGCCAGAGACGCTCTGTCTTTCCTCCAAGATTCCATCTATACCGGGCACACGAGCGGAACGCTGTATCAGATGTGCTTTGATGCATTGGAACTTCTGGATGTTCCCGGGATATCTTACGAAATTTCGGAAGAATTAAAGGACTATTCTTGCGACATTTCCTCCGATACTTCTTCCTACAAAAACGCAGACATTCTTCAGCTTGCTGCAAACGCAGCCGGGATGGCTCTTTACCAATCCAGAGATGGGGTCATTCACATTGAACGTGTCCCTCTTGTTCCAGTCACGAGGTCTGGTATTGAGGAAATATCGCTCTTGAATAGCTTTAAATACCCAGAAATAACGTTTTCGACAAAAATAAAAAACGTATCGTGCAGGGTCGGCGGCGAATCCGTTTTTTATCCAGCCGGAGCTAGTGGGAACGGAGCGACCCAAAGCATCAATAATCCGCTTGTATCGAAATCTGTATCTTCTAGCGCAAAAAATGCGTTGACCGAAACATACGCACTTCTTTCTAACAGAAGAAAAGTAAACTTGGAATTTCGTGCAAGCCCCCATATTGATGCGTTGTCTTTTGTTAGAGCAAACCATCAGTTTGGATATGCATCGAACGTTCTCGTTACGGATGCCAAGTATACCTTTAACGGATGTTTTAAAGGTACGATGGAAGGATATATGGTGGAAAGCGTAAGTGCTCTTAGGCTTGACAGGGATTCCATTTCCGTTGCTCCTGGAGAGACTGTTCGTTTAACCGCAACGCTTGTTCCTTCCTCAGAGGATTCCCCAGCAATCGGATGGGAAGCATCTCCTCCCGGCGTTGTTTCCATTTCTGTGGTTTCTAACAAAGGCGGCGTTTCTGCTTGCGACATTTCTTTTGTTTCCAGTGGAGATGCCGTAGTCACGGCCTTCGTATCTTCCGTATCTGCAAAGTGTACCGTTATCAGTCAGGCTCCGTCTTTGTCGGATATGCCGGAAGGTTCGTCTGTTTATATTCAAGAAAGCGGTGAAGATGTAGAGTTTGTTGTTGCAAAACATGGGTATGAGGTTGGCTTGAACGGGCCTGGAAAAACGCTTCTTATCAGAAGGGAACCTCTTGCCGAAACAGTGTGGAACCAGACACACGTCAATACATACGCTGGAAGTTCCATCGACAAATTGTTGAATGGCGATTACAAAAACAAATTCAACGATACCGTCAAGTCCGCAATTGGGCTTACCTCTTTCTATTACACGGTAGGTGGTAGCACTACGGAAATCAGAACGCTTTCTCGCAGTGTTTTTCTCCCGTCTATTTATGAGATGTTTGACCCGGAAGACAAAAACGCAGATGTTTATGTAAATGGCAGTAACCCATTTTTCAAAAAAGAAGGTTCTGTACTACCAAAGCAAACCCGAAATGTTTTTGTTCAGTCTTATGATGATTCCGCCAATCGTCTTATCCGCAGATGGTCACGTTCCCCTGCATGGCGAGATTTTGATGGAAACCATATCGTGGGCCAACTCGTTGGGACTTACAGTCTTGGAACGTCTAGTGCAGGTAGGATTTTTTTCCTCACAGAGCAGTACAATGCTTGGAGCTCTAACAAGTTCAGCCCTGCTTTCACGCTTCCGTCCACGACTAAAGTCGGCAACGGCAAAAAGATTTTGCTTTAAGGAGGGGCTATGGCGATTTGGATTACAGACAGAACCCAAGACGATGTTGACCGCCTAAAGTTCATTTACGGTAAAGCCGTGAATGGGACCTGGACGGATGAGGAAAAAGCGGAGTGGCTTTCCGGTATGAAAGGGGCTCTTGACTACAGAGATTTTTCGAGAATAGAAACCGGCATATCCGAGCTTGCTTCACTTCTTGGTGCGGACGTAGATGTCAAGACGAACTGGAACATAAACGGGTATCTTACCACGTCAGATGCTACTAGGTGGCTGTCGAATATCGAATCTATTCGTTCTAAAAACTCAGGGGACGCCAAAACTGCGCCGACACCTACGTCTATGGATAGGCTCGGATTCGAGACAATGAACCAACTTGAAAGCATTTTGTCAGACATAGAATCAATCGCCAAAACTTACGTTACTTTTTCTGGCGAATACATGGCTGGGGAGGACCAATATGGTTTTTGAAGACCGCATATCAAAATATCCTGGCAGGTGGACGTTAGTCCGTGAGGATGGGTCGTCTGAAGTTGTAACGCTCGTCCGAAACGACGAACCTATAAAGGACGGCACACCAATCAACGCATCCACTTTAAATGAGCTGAGTACAGTTGCAGGTGCCATCAACGCAAAAGAGGAAGCCGTCTCTGCGGCAAATTCCGCTGCGGAAGAACGTGCAAAAGCAGAACAGGCTGCAAAAAATGCCGCAAAAGATGTTTCTGCAATTGTAAAAGCAGACTCTGAAAATGCAGCTTTGTCTGCTGCTGCTGCCAAGACAAGCGAAACCAATTCAAAGCGTTCGGAATCTCAGTCTGCTACTTATTTGCAGGGCACAAAAGAATACTTTGAGCAGGTCCGCACCATCACCATCGGTGCACAGGGGTGGTACGCCACGCCGGAAGCCCTCAAGGCTGCTGTGCCGGTGGGCGAAAATGGCTGGTGGGCAGTGGTCGGCACGACCGACACCATCTGGACGTGGGACGGTGACACCGGCGCGTGGGTCGATACCCGCAAAGAGGTGGACCTGTCAGACTACCTGACGCAGGACCAGATCAGGAAGCTGCTTGAACAGTACATGCCCCTTCGCCCCGCCACAGCGGCCCAGCTGGGCGGCGTGAAAGTGGGCGACTATCTGGACATCGCCCCGGACGGCACCCTCAGCGCCAAAACGCTCAATGACAAGATCGCTGCCGCCGTGGCGGTAAAGTCGGAGCCCCGGCTGGTGTGGAACCACTACGAAGAAACCGGAAA